GCTATCTTGCAAGTGGCTTGAAAGATAGCCTCGGTATCGACCTCGGAAGTGTAGTATCATCAATGCTCGCAGGTAAACTTGCAGGCAAAGAACTCGGCGCTGCTCTCGATGCTGCAACAAAGTCAACAAAGAATCCAAAAAGTGAATAACAAAATAAATAGTTAAAAAAGTTTTGGCGGGTTTCGGCCCGCCTTTTTTGTTAATATAAAATAAAGAGGTTTTTATGGCAAACGATGGAACAGCAAAGGGAAGAGTTCAGCAAGAACTTGAAGAACTCCGAACAAGAAATCAAAAACTTGGTTGCCTTCTCGGCAAAATAAAATCAGATAACTGGGTTGCACATCAGAAGCTTTTGAATTCATTATCAAATGAACAGAAAAAGTTGTTGAAAAAGCAGTATGCCGTTCAGAAAGAATATATTCGTATTCTTGAGAAAAGATTGAAAATTTGGGTGGAGGAATAAGATGGGAGTTTCTTTCGATTGCACAAAAGAAGAACATATTTTCAGAAAGAAGCCTGTGACTATTGCAGCGATTGGTTGGAATGGTAAAAACTTTGATGCAGTGAAAAAGTTTGCAGGCGATAATGTTTACCTTGAGAACGGTGAATTGATTATCAAAACTTTGGAAGACGGTGTTGACGGAAAAGTAAAGCACGCAGCAACTGTCGGAGATTTTGTTATTCGTGGAGTTAAAGGCGAATTCTACTTCTGCAAGCCTGACATCTTCGAAGCAACTTATGAGGTTGTTGAGTAATGCCAGTTGAAGTTAAAGAATGTACAACAAAAACTCCGCTTCAAATGATTGGCGAGTTTGCAGGTATTTGCTGGGGTGCAAATATCAATGATGCTGAAAAGAATATTGCTCGAGCAATTGATTGTATCGTCTCAGGACACGAAAGAACTGAAGAGTTTCCTGATGTTTATCTTGTTCTTAGCGACCATTCAGCAAAATGTATTCGTGAACTTTATACACATATAGGTGGAGCACCTACAAGATTGCAGGCTTCAACTCGTTATATTGATTACGAAAAGAAAGGTGTTGAAGTTGTGACACCGCCTTCAATTGGAAAAAATCAAGAAGCTTTGGCTGTATGGAATTCAACTGTTGATACAATCAGAAACGCAATGAAAGCTTTGAAGGATTATGGTATTCCAAATGAAGACTTGACAAACTTGCTTCCACTTGCGTATAAAACAAAAATGGTTTGGAAGGTTAATCTTCGAACACTTGTTCATTTTATGAATATGCGTTTGTGTTCAAGAGCGTATTGGGAAATCCGTGCCCTTTCATTAGAAATCAAAAATGCTTTGGAAAACTATTCAGAGGAATGGGCAATTATCTCTGCACATCTTTTTAGACCAAAGTGCGAGGTTTCAGGTTTCTGTACTGAAACAAAATGCTGCGGAAGAGCACCTCAAAAACAGATGGAATTCAAATATGAGAAAGCTGACAAGAGCCGATAAAAAAGTTTTGATTGCAAATCAAAGACGTATTGAAAAAGAGGCAAGATCAGAAAGAGCTTCAATCTTTAAGTTATGGTTTTGGTTTCACAAAATAAATAAAGCTGCAAAAAAGTATGACATCAACTTTATTGCAATCAAAAGTGATGACCTACACGGTTATTCGTATAAATATAAAAAGCCTAATGAAAACGGAGAATTAGAAGTTAAAGACTATCAGCCGTTATGTCGACTTTCTCCTGGGATATGGCAATTTCCTGAAAAGCATTATAAAGCTTTAAGGGAGAGAATTGATAATGTAAGGGAACATCCTCATATCGTGGTTTTCTTAACTATCCCTTATGTTGATGTAAATCAATTAAAACTTGTTGGCTTTGAAAATAATGACGGAAGTGAACTTCCTCGACTTATTTACACAGCTGATAAGCCGAAATATACAAAACTTAACCCATCTTGTTATAATGATTGGGTAGTATTTACTAAAGAGGTTGTTTTATGAATGTAAGCTATGTTAAAGGTGATATCTTTACTCAGATTGGTTATGAGTTTGTCTTTGCACTCGACTCAACTTTCAAATGTGATGTTGGCATTTGCAAACAGTTTGATGACAAATACGGAATTGAGTCAACTTTGAAAGCAATTCCTGTTGAAGCATCAAAGTGGCGCGGCAATGGTTATTGTATATCTTTTGAAAAGGGCGGAGAAAAGTTTCACGCCTTGGTTGTAAAAGCTTTACCTCAGCAAATCCCAGAGTACGTTAATATTGCTAAGGCGCTTGCAACTCTTGCTTCTGAAATTAGAGAAAGCGGTTCTGTTATTACAAGAAAGTTGGCTTTTCCACATATTTGCTGCGGCAGCTACGACAAAAGAGATTGGGACAAAATTGAAGACATTATAAAAGATGCTTTCAAGGATGTTGATGTAGAACTTTTATTTATCGAAAATTAAACTTTCCAAAAGTCCTCTTTATATTATATTTGTAAGTCAAAATAAGGAGGACTTTATGGTATTTACTTCAGAAGCACAGCTTATCAATCATATGAAACAGGCTTTAGTTCGTCACAACGACGAAGATCCTGTTCTTGAGGCAAAATACCGCGCCTATCGTGGAGCCGCTCTGGTTCGTATCTTTGAAAATCAAACACGCGACGAACAGGTTTCTGAGTCGACAAACCGCTTCAACGGTATCGGCTTTACAGGAAGTGACGCAAAGTTCCTTACTTCTCTTGCAAAGCAGTATCAGAGAAAAGGTTTTATTTCCGACAAGCAGGATATTTACCTTCGCCGCAAGATTGTAAAATATGCAGGACAGCTTGTTCGCGGTTCAATCGCTGAAGGCAAAATCAAAAAAGAAAACGGCAAGTACGTTTGGTAGGAGAACACAGTGACAGAAGCACAAATCTTCGCCGAGATTGAAAAAATCGGCGGAGTAAGAAAAGTATACAAATCGACAAGGGAGCTTCAGAAGCTTTACGGCGGCACGAAAAAGTTTAGCGTTTTAGCTGAAGCTTTGAAGTATTGCGGAAATCCTTGTCATATTTATGGTGTCTCTTGGCAAGAAGCACAGAAGAAAGGATATAAACAATATGTTCTTAAAGATGGGCTTATTGATTTCTTTGCAAGTAGTTGGTACTCTGCAAGCCACGCAACTTTTTATGCGCCGCCACTCGTTGAGGTACTTGATGAAGTTGTAGAGTTTTTGAAAACTTTAGGACCTAATTACGAAGATTATATTGGATGGACTTCTTGGGACAATGGCAAGACTGCGTACTCACACAATCGCGACAAATTGCCAAAAGAAGACTGGTTCAAAAAGAAAAGATATTGTCTTGAAGGTGTACTTAATGTTCTTAAGTCACACGATCTTGTTATTGAAAAGGAACTTGATTAATGGCTCCACTTGAAATGTTATGTGAACGCTGCGGTTGGAATTACGATGTTGTATGTACAGCTGCTGTTATCACTGTGGTAGTTTTAAGCTTACTCTTTGAATATCTAATTAACAAAAGGAAAAAATAAAATGGGTGCAACAACTTTCTCTGCGATAAACAAAGTTTGTATGGTTGTGTATCGCAAAAATAAAATAGAAATTCCTGACTCAAAAGAGATTACTCAGCTTATGGAGTATTTTCATATTGAAAAGGAAGAAGCAGTTCTCTTTGCTTATTTTACTTATCGAAAGATTGAAGAAAGTTGTGCTTACTTTACGCTTGAAGACCTCAACCGCGATGTTGATGTTTCAATGACAGAAACACTTTCTTATATTCCTACAATTGAAAACTTACTTAAGAAAGGTTTGTTCTGCTTAAGAGACAAAATAAAGTTTGACCCAAATGTGCAGAAAGTCGACAGATGGACAGCCTTTACAGTTGATGAAGAGCTTATTGACTTGATTACTTATAATAAGCCAATCGAAGATTACAAGCCAACTTATTCAACTAAAGTTTACAATGCAGTTGATTTCATCTCATCAATTTACAATCTTCCAAAAAGAATGTTGCGTTCAAAATACAGTATGTCTCACCACGTTGCTCCTTATATGAAAGACCCTTGGGTTAAAAAACTTGTAAACGATTTGGTTGATATGGGTGACGGAAGAGGCAAGAAATGTGAGGATGCTGATAATAGTGATATTATCATAGTCGACCCAATGGGATCTTGGACAAACTTCCTCCACTTCTGTATGCTTGCTCGTGAGTTGTGGACAGAAAAGACAGCATCAGTAAAGGGTGTGTTCTCTGATTACGATGTTTCAACAAACGATATTATTTATGAACTTAATCAGATAAAGACAGGAAAGTCTGTTCTTATTCAGAAAGAATACTTTGAATTGGACAAGACTGATATTGCCGACAATATTGAAGTAATATGGGGACCTAGAGTTCTCAAGGCTTTTGAAGGCTACGAAGACTTATTGCTTCAGGAAAGCTCAGGCAAAGAATTGCAGAAAATTGAGTTTAAGGACATTAAGCCAAAAAACTTGTATTATAACGAATCTAATGAAAAAGACATCGAACGTCTTGAAAGTATTATGAAGGAAGATAATTACCTTCAGTTGAGAAAGCGTCTTGACGAAAAGGGATTGCCTAAAGGCCTCACAGTACTTTTATACGGAGCACCTGGGACAGGTAAAACTGAAACAGTTATGCAGCTTGCAAAAAAGACAGGACGCGATGTGTATCATTTGAATATTGAACAAATAAAAAGTTGTTGGGTGGGTGAATCTGAAAAGAACATCAAGGCTATCTTCAAATCTTATTACGCATCAAAAGCAAAGATTAAGCCTATACTTCTTTTCAATGAAGCTGATGCCATTATTTCAAAAAGAACATCAGTAGACGGCTCAAATGCAGCAGTGACAAAGATGGAGAACGCAATTCAAAACTTGCTTCTTGAGGAACTCGAAAAATTTGACGGTATTTTTATTGCAACGACTAACCGCGCCACTGACATTGACTCTGCGTTTGACCGAAGACTCCTTTTCAAATTAAAGTTCGAAAATCCGAACGTACCTGTGAAGGTAAAGATTTGGAAGGACCGTTTGGACTGGCTTGACGACAATGATGCAAACAAATTAGCAGAGCGTTATGACTTATCAGGTGGACAAATTGACAACATTTATCGCAAGTCAGAAATCGACTACCTACTCTATGGTAAAAAGCCAAGTGTAGATGAATTACTTGATTTCTGTAAGAAAGAAAAGTTAGGAAATGAAGGCAGTTCTAAAATAGGATTTTGCAACTAACTAAAATGACAGAGAGGTTAAACAAGTACCTAGCATTTTCCACTTGCGGGGCAGGTATGTTGGCAAACACAATTGGACTCATTTCAAGACTGAATTATTTTGACGGCGGTGCCCTTTATTTTATCAACATCGCATCAACCGCCTTTTCTCTTCTTTGTATAATTGTCTTTGGAGCCATCTTTTTTAAGAGAAAAGAATACACAAAATACATAAGTGCAATTGTTATAATCACAGCAGCGGTAAATTTTCCGATAACTTTTTTGACAAATCAAAGTAATATATTTATGTTCTATCTTCCTATGATGGGAACAGCAATAGGTTTGCTTTCAATTGAAAATTGGAAAAAGTCGGTTATTTGGGGTTCGATTGTTTTAGCAGAAGATACGACAATGATCTTCTTGAAACATTACCTTGGTTTGTATAACGATTGGTGGGCATCACATTGGATAAATTGTTTTGGCGCAATTATTTCAACTTTCTTATTCTCAGCAATTGTTGTATCACTTACGCTCAAAGCTTTCAGAGATACAAACAAAAGATTGAGTAAAGAAGCTGAACACGACCAACTTACAGTTTACAACAGATACAAAATGGACCAAGACATTAAGTCAAAGCTTTATAAATACGCTGCTATGATTGATATTGACTGGTTCAAAAAAGTTAACGATACTTATGGACACAAAGCAGGTGATAGAGCTTTGCAGCAATTAAGTCAATCGTTATTAAGATATGTGACAGATGACTTCCGTGTATATCGTTACGGTGGAGAAGAGTTTTTGATACTTTGCCGCAGCGATGAAAAAGACTTTCTTGAAAGACTTGATATGATTTGGGAAGACCTTGAACTTACATTCTGTTTAAGACAAGGTGAAAAGTTGAGCGTTTCAATAGGCGCGGCTTATTCAGACAAATCTCATAGGCTTGTAAGCTTAGCAGACGAAAATCTTTATAAAGCAAAAAATAACGGCCGTCATCAAGTTTGGTACAATAATAATAAACTTTACTAAAATTCTCTTTATATTATTATTGTAAGGAGGATTATCTATGACAATTAAAGATCAGTTCAAAGCAAAAGTCCTCGAGCCTATTGATAATGCGGGCTTCAAAGCTTACTTTGTAGGCGGTTGTGTTCGTGACTTTTTGATGGGTGTTGAGCCTCACGATTACGATATTTGCACAACTGCAACTCCTGAAGAATTGCACAAAATCTTTGATAAGTTTTCAAATGTTTCAAATAACAGTGAGCCATTCGGTGTTACGATGCCACTGATTGAAATTGATGGAAAGTTTGAAGAAGTTGAAATTGCAACTCTCCGCAAGGATATTACAAAAGGACGACATCCAAAAATCGAGTTTACTCGTGACATCAAAGAAGATGCAGAACGCAGAGATTTTACTGTGAATGCTCTTTACGAAGATATTGACGGCTTTATTTTTGATATGGTTGGCGGTGCTCAGGACATCAAAAACAGAACATTACGTTTTGTTGGAAATGCTCAGGACCGCATCGATGAAGACCCATTAAGAATATTCCGTTTTGTTCGTTTCCTTGCTTCAAAAGGTTTCAAGTCAGCTTACACAAAAAGAGAAGTTCTTGATTGGAATTTTTCTTTTACTGAGGTATCTGCTGAAAGACAGCTGAAAGAGTTAGAGAAAACTTTTGCAGGTAAGTTTTTATTCCCAGATACTTGGGAGTTTGTTTTAGCAGCAAGAGTTTTAACTCCGTTAGGATTAACTTCGATTATGGTTGACCTGCGAAATATTGTTCAGTCTTGGATGTGGCACGCTGAGGGTTCAACTTGGACAAAAGACGGAAAGGATTTCAAAGGCGACGAGATAACAGATTTTGACGGTTTTGTTCCTGCAACCCACGGAACTGCTTGGGACCATACACTGTTAGTTATGAAAAGAATGGCAGAGTTATCAAAAGACTTAGACGAGCACACTCGTTTTGTAATGATGATGGCTGCTTTCTTACACGACATCGGTAAGGCTCATTCAAAGCTGGGCTTAAAAACAAATACTTTCAAAATTGGAAGCAAAGAGTTTACTGAGACAATTCCTAAGGTTTCTGACCACGATGTTGTTGGTGCTCCTATTGCATACGATATTTGCAAAAGTATCGGTATGACAAACGATGACAGTGAGACAGTTCGCGAGCTGGTTGGCTTACATATGCGAGCTCATCAGTTAGGTGATATGAAATCAAAGAAGGCAATCTGGGAGATTACTTCAAACCCTATTTTCGATAAACTGGTTATGTTAGCAAAGGCTGATGAGTCAGCTTGTGTTAAGACAGTTGACGATGCTTGGGTTGGTATTGAGAAATCTTTAGAGAAGCCTATCATTCAGTCAGTTATCGGTAAGCCAATGCCTAAGCCAATTATTACGGGTCAGTTCCTGATTGACAAAGGTAGAACTCCTGGGCCAAAGTTTAAGCATATCTTAGACGTTGCATTAAAGATGCAGATCGACAAGGATATGACTGATGCTGAGGCAATTTACAAAATTGTGAAAGGATGTTAATTCTCTGTCTCCTGCTTCGGTGGGAGACAGTTTTTGTATATGAATATCAGAATACTTGGGACACAAATTTTAGAATCTCTTGGGTTTAAATATGAAAAAGAGTTTGTAAACTTTATCCAACATCGAACAGGCCACGGTATGATATTTTGGGAAAAAGATCATCGGTGGGTTTTTAGTGTAAGTGACTTTGGGGCTTTACAGGGTCCTAAGAATAATATTCAAAGGTTTTATTGCTGTTGTAAGTTAGACAGTGGTGAAGATGAAATGGGCTTTATAGGACATTATGAAATCGCATATAACAGAACGCTTAATTGGAATTGTAAATTGCTTTCTATGTATGAGATTGATGTTGATGTTGCAAAGCATATGATATTAGCAGCAAAGGATGCAGTAAAGGGGTAGTATGCATATAAATACACGCAATGCAATAATAGGTGATATAGCAGTTCCTGCACTTGATGAACTTGGTTTCGGAGAAACAACTCCTGAGATTATTTCAACAAGCGGACACGAGGAAGGTTATGGTGCGCAGATTGTTTTAAGACTGCACACAGGAACTCCTAATGTATCTTGGCTTTGTTATATTGAAACAGACTTCCTAAATTTAGCTTTTCAACCTACAAAGTTGGCAATGTATTGTGTTCTTACTGAACAACACGGTATGACATTCAAGGTGCTCGATAAAGCTGCTTACACAGTTTATGCAAAAGATATGAAGTTTGAAAAAGCTGAGGAGCAGAATCCTGAAATTGCAGCAAAGTTGTTTACGTTAAAATGATGTGGAATAGAAAAGACGCAAAGATGTATTTAGAACAAGTTCTCGGTGCAATCGAATGGGACAACCTTGAAGTTGATAAAAAGAACTTTGATTACAGTCCATATTCATATTATATAAGTGCTCACTTATTGACTGAACAACCCAATATGTATTGGCTTTGTCAAGTGACGACAGTTAAAGCTGCAGATGAAATAGTTGAAATAAATGCGGACTTAACATTGAAGATTGATAGGAAGATAAAAGATAAAGTGTCTTATACAATTTATATTGATAAAGAAGGCGGCGTTGATAGGATAGTACAAAGATGATGCATTTAGATGATAAAGAATGGCAAACATTTGCAAAAAAGGCAATAGCGTATGTTGGCTTTCCTTTTGATAATTATACAATACCTCTACACAACATCCCTATATTCAGCGACCCAGAAAACGAACAAAAGTTTTGCTGTCTTGTAGTTGATATAGATCATAAATGGTCATTTCATTTTACAAAAAGTTTAAGGTGGAACTATTCTCTCCCAAGTAATAAGGCTTTAATAGTATTCAAAGGCGTTTTGAAAGAAAAACTTCCTGATGGCAAATGGAAGCCTATTGACTCCTTTAAGTATGAATTTATATTTGATGGTAATGACATAACTTTTGTAAGAGAGATACCGACAGATATACATAAAATGCAAGAAAGATATTTAATACAAATGGGTAAACTATGACATCAGAAGAATTGCATAATGCTTGGGTTGAACAAGCAAAAAGACGAAAGGAACAAGCTCTCGAAGACGCAAAAAGAGAACAGCTACGACAACAAATTAAGATCAAAGCTTTCAATAATCATATCGCGCCAGCACTTACAAAATTTGGTCTTACGATAAATGTAGGTTCAATGACTTGGGAACGTTCATCTCCTTTTGGAGATTATACAGCGCTTGATGGCAAGTTTATTATGAAGATTGACAACAACCTTAAATGGGTGTTCAAAGTAAATGCTTTACGACCTGAAGCTGTTCGTTTACATACTTACGATGTTGCTGCTGTATTATATGACAATCATAAATTAAGTGATTGCTTTGAACTTCGTATATCAGAAGATGTTATGTTGAATACTTGCGAAGTTATAAGAATGAAGGAGTTTAAGAAAAATGACCACACCACCAAGCCACTTTGAAGATTTGATTTTTGTAAATTATATTCTCCCAGTGATAAAGCTTTACGGCTTTGATATACGACCTCATCAAGTACGCATTTTCAAAGATGGTTGGACAATCAATATCGGAAGAGATCAGAATTGGGTCGCAACACTTGTTGCCCCGGCACCTGCACAACACATCCTTATGATGACCTTATATGATGGTGATTTTGCAACTGATGCTTTTTTAGTAAGATATGAACTTGGAGAAGATGATAAGGTTAAAGTTCTTGATGAAGACAATAATATTGATGTTTCAACTTTCCCTACTTATGATGGGTTAGTTGACCCAGACTTAGGTATATCTTTAGAGGATAAAGCAGTTTTTAGAAAAAATGGATGAAGGCGGACTTTTATTATCAGCAGTATCAAAATATATGGGAATAAAGCTGTACCCAGGAAGTAAACTTGATATTTGGGGCAGCGAAAATTTTCCTGATGGCCGTACTGTTATTAAGTTCCTATGTGATGATACTTACGAATGGACAATTGTTGCACTCAAGTTTGCAGAAGTTGATATTTATTATAATGTATACGGACAACTTCATAGGATAATTCATTCTCCCGACCCGTATGCAGAAAATTGGTATAAGTCAACAAACCGTTTGGACGACTTTAGCTTTACGGTTTACCCGAAAAATGACTATAAAAGTTATGAAATTGGCGCATAAAAATTAAACTTTTTGCTTAACTTCTTTATATTATATTTGTAAAAATCCTAAAGGAGGACGAAATGGATAAACTTGAAGCTATCAAAAAGGAATATGGCCCAGCAGTTGAACTTGATGAGTCATTCAACCCACCACGTTTTACAGTTGACGGAGAAGTTTTTTCAATCCGCGACGATGACGAACTCGAAGCTGATGCAAAAGAAAATGCAAAGGAAATCTTCGAAGAGTCAACTGACGAAGCCAATTCTGAATGGGTAAAAAAGTGGGGCGGAATTTCTGAGTTCTACGATGAAGTTTGGGTAAACGATTTCCGTATCGAAGACAGCGAAACTTTCGGAGACCTCTCTGATGAAGAGATTCTTGACAAGCTCGAAAATGAATACTGTTATTTTGAAGACGGCTATCCTCGTGCTGCACTTGACTTTGACAAAATGGCAGACTTTGTTTATGACTATGACGGTGCTGTAGGTCTTTCAAGATACGACGGCAATATTAAATACGTTTACGGTTTCCACGTAATCAGGGAGGAATAGAAAATGGATTTCAACGATCTTAAGTTCAACCCTGAGTTCAAAGCTGAATATGTTCTTACCTTGAACAACGGAATCGGTCACAAGCGCAACCTTGCCTGCTATTGTGAAAAGCATCGTTGCTTCGTAACACAGAAACAAATTGCAAGCGGCAATCGCCACTGCACAAGCCCTTCAAAAGACGGAACACTTCCTCACTGTTCATATTGTGTATTCATCACAGATGAAAACTTTGAAGAGTTGAAAGCAAAGTCAGCTTTGGAAGAAAAGTTGAAGGAATATTAAAATGGCAACATTTTTTGCTCCTGAAAAATACTTTATGACAATTGCAATGGACGTAATGAACTTCAACGGAAAGCTCCTTGCAGACGAGTTGCTTAATAACAGGTTTGCTTGGGGCAACAACGGAGAAGACTATTGCAGCGTGCATTTTGTAATGCAGCAAGATAAGAATGCCAATCTGTGGTGGGAGTTAATTTGTAAAAACGCTTACGAAAATAGTTGGAAGTTTGTTGCAAATCTTTACGATGGAGTAAAATTGCTTGATAAGATTGTTTATTATTTCAATGTTGTAAACGGCGATGTTGATAAAAAAACGATAGAAGAAGTCAATCCTTTACGGGGAGAATAATGCGTACACCATTTTCTGACTTTGAAAGATATTGTGTTGACATTTGTAAAAGCATAGGCTTCGACCCTTTAGAGGTAGCGAACGCAATTGAAAAGGTTAAATCTAAGCCTGAGTTAACTGACCGCTATTCTACAGGCACATATAAAGTAAGTGCAGGAGACGGCTACTTTTGGTTTATTGATTGTTCAAGACTTTCAACTTTCTTGGGTAGCCCAAATGCTGCACCTGCTAGAATCGTAGTAGATTGTCAGCTTTTTAGAGGAACTGACGGACCTGACGGAGAAGCATTACTTGTTGACAGAGCACATTACGATTGCAAAAGAAGTGGTTCAAGCGAGCCGTTCACTATTACTGAAACAAAATGCGACAGTTAATATTATTAAAAAAGGAGCTTTTATATGAAAGAGTTTTTTGTTAGTGACTTACATATAGGACACGAAAACTGTTTAAGATTTGACAACCGTCCTTTTAAGGACCTTGCAGAACAGAATGAAAAAATGGTTGAAATTTGGAACAAAAGAGTAAAGCCTGAAGACCACGTTTGGATGCTTGGTGATATTCTTTGGTTTGCAAATAAAGAAAATGAAGATGTACTTAAATCTCTCAACGGCAAAAAGTATCTCGTCACAGGCAATCACGATGGACGAATGCTTAAAGTCGGACATATCAAAAATCTTTTTGAAGAAATCCACGAAGGCTATCATAAGCTTCACGACAGCAAAGGTCGTACACTTATTCTTTCACATTACCCAATTATTCAGTTTGACGGTGTAATGCGTGGAAACATCCATCTTTACGGACACATCCACGTTAACCCAAGAGATAACGCTTTTATCGAAAAGTGGAAGAAAGAGTACGAAGAAGGAATGACAGGACAGGCTGGCAATTCATTCAAGGTGAATATGTATAATGTAGGTTTTGCTGTTCCTTATATGGAATGGGGACCAAAAACATTAGATGAAATATTGGAGGCAAACAAATGAAACACTTTATCGTAATTGATATGCAGAATGATTTCTGCACAGGCGCTTTGAAAAACGATGCCGCTGTTGCAATTATACCACGCATTAAAGCGGAATTGCAGGCAGCAAAGGCAGACGGAGCAAACATCATTTTTACCCGCGATACACACTTTGATGGTTATCTTGAAACAGGTGAAGGTAAGCATCTCCCAGTAAAGCACTGTCTTCAGAATACAGAAGGTTGGGAAATTGTTCCTGAACTTAAAGAAGAGATTGATGACAAAACTACAGTCATTGACAAGCTTCACTTCGGCTACGATAACTGGGGCAATTACATCAAGCCTAACGATGAAATTACAATCGTAGGAACTTGTACTGACATCTGTGTTGTAAGCAACGCCCTTGCTCTCAAAATGATTGAAGGCGTTGAAGTAAAAGTAATTGCTGACTGCGTCGCAGGTCTTACTCCTGAAAGCAACGAAGCTGCATTGACAACAATGAAAATGTGTCAGTGCGAAATTGTATAAGAGGTACACATTATGAGCATCACTACTTATGACGATGATTTTATCAACAAAAAAGTTGAACAGTATCAGAAGACTCGTTATACAAGTGATGCTCACGGTGTTTACGATAACGAAGAAGATATTCGAGCAGAAGAAGAATACGACAACGGCTTTGAACAAGGAAGAGATGAAGGCTTCTTTGATGGTTATCTTCAATGCTTAAAAGATTTAGGAATACGAAAATGAGTGGCGGACACTTTTACAACAACAATCTTTCAATGAATCTTGAGCAACTCGAAAATGAATTGAGATGGCAAGGTGGAGCTTTCGATGAGAAAACTCAGAAAGCTCTTCGTGAATGCCTTAAAACAATTCGCAAAGCACAGGTTTGTTTGCATCGAGTTGATTACTTGTTCTCAGGAGACGACGGGGAAGATAACTTTATAGAACGCCTTGAAGAAGACCTTAAAGAGGTTGAAGAAAAACCTATTGAAGAGTTTGGAAAACCTTGTTGTGAAAATTGCAAATACAACGGAAAAGTACAAGTACGTTATAAGCAGTCTTATTACTACCGTGAAGGCGAACATAGCGATTATGTTGAAACAGGTTGTGAAAAGACTGAAGACAATTGGCCTAACGGTGAACACTGTTATGGGTTCAAACACGTGGAGGATTGGGATTGAAAAACTTTATAAAGTTCATCAAGGTATCTCTTATATTGATTTACCTTAAAATAACAAATGCAATTGACAGATGGAAGAGAAACAGACAGGAGAAGAAAAATGACTAGTTTTGATACTTTTACAAATGAAGAAAGAATGAAGGACATTCACGATAAGATTATCGTTTGGATTAAAGACTTTTTCAAGGACAAGAAAGGTCCTGCAGTAATTGGTATCAGCGGCGGAAAAGATTCAACAATCTGTGCTGCTCTCCTTACTGAAGCACTTGGCAAAGACCGTGTAATTGGTGTTATGATGCCGAACGGTGAACAGAAGGACATCTCTGACTCAAAGAAAGTTATCAGCACTCTCGGTATTCGTGAAATTGAAATCAACATAAACGGAATGTACAAAGACATTACATCAAGAATTGGCGATTGGTACGAAGGTGATGAAATACCAACTCTTTTCACAACAAACACTCCTGCCCGTCTTCGTATGGTGACTCTTTACGGAATTGCTGCAATGTATGGCGGACTTGTTTGCAACACTTGTAATAAGTCTGAAGATTATGTTGGTTATTCAACAAAGTACGGCGATGCTGCAGGTGACTTTTCACTTCTCAATCGTTTGACAAAAACTGAAGTTGTTGCCCTCGGCGATTATATGAAATTGCCAAATGAACTTGTACACAAAACACCTTCAGACGGTATGTGCGGCAAAAGTGATGAAGACAATATGGGCTTTACATACGAAGCTCTTGATACATTTATCTTGACAGGACTTCCTCCAAAGTCTGAGGAAGTTTTCAGAAAGATTGTCACAATGCACCACAATCCTAACACAAAATACAAACTTATTGATATGCCTTCTGCTCTTGAAGAATTCATCCCTGATGCTTTCGACAGAGTAGCAGAATGTTAATATTATTTTATGTTGGATTTCAGATTACTGCAAGATGTTTTACCTAAAGCTTTTGCAAATATGGGACCCGTGATTGAAATCAATTGCGAGCAACCTACACAAAGTTTTGATTGCTTCAGCGGTCATTTTGAACGACCGTTTGGGCAAATGCAGTACCACATAAAGTTTCTTTGTGGTTATATTGAAATGGGTGAAAATGAGCTTTGGGACAAAATAAGTCCTTATATTGAAGAAGAAAGCGATGACGAGGAAGTTGTCGAAGAAAATATGGAGGTTAATATGGACGTAAATGGAATGTTTGGAAAGTTCCTTAAGCCAATCAAGCCTGGGATGGTAAGAATTGGTCTTAATGGTGAACTTGCTGTAAAAAGTGGCTCAGGCTATAAAACTTACAACGCTAAAACAAAGCAGCTTGTAAATGTTCAGGATTTCTGTTTCGATATTGGACAGGATTTGTTTATTTGTGTTCCAACTGCAAAAGTAAAAGTTGGCGACATCATTGTTCTTGATGACCCAGACGCTCCTCAGGGAGTTGCACCTAAGTGTGTTACTGCTCTCGAAGACGGCAAGACAATCAAGGTTATGGACTACAGAACAAATGAAATTCAGACAATCGTGCCTGAGCGTCATTTCTTCCTTGGAAAGATGTTCTTCTACAACAAAATCCATTCTCTTATTCCAATCGGAGACCTTGCAGGTTCAAAAGGAACTGACAAGTTCGGTAAGCTTCTTGGAAAGATGGCTTTGATGAATGCATTCACTGGTAAAGGTTTCAACTTTGGTGGCGGCAGTGGAGACGGTGATGGCAATGGACTCAACGGCTTGGCTATGATGGCTCTTTTCGGTGGCGGACTTTTTGGCGGAGGCGGTGACGATGATTTGTTCGACTTCTCAGGTATGTTCGACCTTGAAATCCCAGACGTTGATGTAAACGGTGATGAAACACCTGAAGCAAAGAAAGCTCGCCTCAAGGCAGAACTTGCTGCTCTTGAAGCTGAAGAAGAGAAAAAATAAAATAACATAAAATCCTTCACTATAACATCATTAATGTTATTTTGAAGGTTTAAATGTTATGGAGGTATATTATGGGTGGCGGATGCTACAGTGAAAGTTCTTTTAGCAGCTATGCAAAATCAGTTGGCGCGGTAATGGATAATTGTGAGATTGATGGTGTAAAAACTGTTCGTCTCAACAATATGAAATATTCACAGACTTCTTTACACAGTGAGCTTGACCCAAAAAGCAGAGTTCGTGAATGTTGCAATACAAAAGAACATCCTAATACATTGCCTGTTATTCTTGCTCTTGATGTGACAGGTTCAATGGGTTCAGCTTGTGATGAATGTGCTGCTTCTGTTGCAAACTTGATGAAAGATCTTTACGAACAGTTTGAAGATGTTGAAGTTTGTGTAATGGGTGTAGGTGACCTTGAATGTGATGACTCACCTCTTCAGGTTTCTCAGTTTGAGTCTGATGTTCGTGTTGCAAAACAGATGCAGGAAATTTATCTTGAAAAGGGTGGTGGCAGCAATAGTTATGAATCGTATACAGCTCCTTGGTATTTTGGTCTTTACCATACTAGATTGGATTGTTTCGACAAGCAGGGAAGAAAAGGCGTTATTATTACAATGGGTGATGAGCCGCTCAATCCTGCATTAAACAGAAGAGATGTTGAGCACTTCTTGGGCGTTGGATTGGAAGAGCAGACTGAAGTAAAAACAGACAAACTTTACAAGGCAGCTTCAAAGAAGTTTGACATCTATCACATTTCTGTCGAAGACGACAGAACAAACTATAACAGCGACAGAGGCTCTTACGAGGAACAGGTTGATAAGTCATTCAAAGATGTTATCGGCGATGACCATTATCTTGTATCTTCAGTAAACGGACTTCAGAAGAACATCGTTAAATGTATTGAAAAATCATACAAGAAACGCGAAAGACTTACTGAAGAAGCCCCTGCAAAATCAAAGAAAGACAAGTCTGAGGTTGAGTGGTAATGATTAAAGGAATTCTTTATAAGCACAAGGTTAATTATGTTCGCGCTTTCTATGTTGACAAAGATGAGGCAAAGAAAAACGAAGATTACGTCTGCAAACTTATACAAGAATTCCTTGGTCCCGCTTGGAAAGTATATACAGTAATTTCCGCAGGTGGAAGACTTTGGCATATTTATCGAGATAACTTCGAAGGCCCAGGAGCTCGTAATTACTATAAAGGTTTTTACGAAAGTTTTTTGTTAGTTAAAGATGAATCAGATGCAGAAAGCGCAGAAGATGTTTGCTTTACAGATTACCCATCTTTTTACAAACTTTATGAAAATGCCAAAGAAGAAGAGATTGAGTATGTTGATTTACCACAACTCGAAGATGAAAGCCCAAAAGAAATTTTTTATACACGAGACAGCGTCAAGGAGCTTGAATGGTAAAGAAGTATCTTAAAAAGCCTATAATGATTGAAGCACTTGAATTTGATGGCAGCAATCTTGATGAAGTTAAAAGTTTTATCGAAGAAAGAAAGCGTAAGGCTGATAAGTTGACAATTGTAGAAGATGACCTTGTAGAAGGCGGGTATGAATTGATTTTACCAAACGGCCAGGGCATTGGCTTTAAGAAAGGTGACTTTCTTGTTCAAGGTGTCGATGGTTCAATTTACCCAGTACATAAAAATACTTTTTGGAAAGCTTACGAAACTCTTGATGACGATAAATATTTAAGTTGGTAGAAAATGAGTATTGATGTTGTAATTGGCGCAAATTATGGAGATGAAGGCAAAGGCCTCACAGTTGCTCGTATTGCAAAGCAGTATGACCCAAGACAAACTTTTGTTATTATGGGTAATGGCGGCGCGCAAAGAGGACACTCTGTAATACACGATGGAAAACAACACATCTTTAAACATTTCAATTCTGCAACTCCATTAGGCGTTCGAACATTCTTCAGCCCAGACTTTATTCTTGACCCTATTTTGTTCAACAATGAAAAAGAGGAAATTAAAAAAGTTTACGGTATTGAGCCTATAGCAACCCGTTCTGCATCTTGCAAGTGGGTGACACCTTGGGACATAATGGCAAATCAAATGTTGCAAAAAGAAAATTGGACAGGCTCTTGCGGTATGGGTATCTGGGAAACAGTACTTCGTTATCGTAACGGCGTATATATGGACTTTGATAGTTTTGCTGCTCGTCCACACGATGAACAAGTTGAGTTTCTCAAAAAGATTCGTGACTATTACGAAGGCGTAAGAAAGATCAAAGTCAACCCAAAATATCGAACACCTTGGTATTCTGATATTCTTATTGAACATTTCATAAGAGACTTTATGTCAATGTTTGAATGTTGCAAAGTTAGCCCATCATTCTTAAACTTGGCTTCAAAACTTCAGTCACAACACTTTATTATTGAAAACGGACAAGGACTTCTTTTAGGCGATAAAGGATTTGATGATAAGGAAGCAACACCTTCAAATACAGGACTTCCATCATATATCGATTTGAAAGAGGCAAATGTTCATTTCGTAACACGACCTTATATTACTCGTCACGGCTCTGATACTTTTGTTGGTCATAAACTTGATTGTGACCTTAATAAGTCAACTGAAGTCAATCAGTACAACGAATGGCAGCACGACTTCTTTTACGATTACCTTGACTTGTCGGACTTGAAAAAGAGATGCGATAAAGAAGTCGCAATGCATCATATCAAAAGATATACAGTCGAAGTCACTCATTGTGATGAACTTGACCGTGAAGTTGAGTTCAAAAATATTTTTCACGGAAATTGTAATTTTTACGATTCAAATAAACTTTAATCAAAACTCTTTTATATTATAAACAAATGGAATACATAGACAGTAGTGTAAGAGACGCCTTTAAAACAAAGGCAACAGAAAATGGCAGAAGCACTGATTACATCAATTTGTATATGCTTATATATGAATTCAAAGATGACCGCGGTGGCTACGACTGGGACAAAAGAGAAAAGTATTTTCACGACCTTCAGGATTTCGTAAAGCATTTTGAAGGTGAAGGCATCGTAGGCAGCAATAGTGATTTAAGGGATTGGGACTTTGAAAGCCAGCAACCTTTTTATCATAAAGGCGATATTGAATGTATCAGCATAATGGCTCCTGATGATGACTTTTTTGTAAGAAACCTTCTTGACGCATTAAATCCTCTCGACTATTCAGTTGAATACAGAAAAATGGCTCCTCGCAAAATTACAAAATTGCCAAAAGATGCTTACGGAACTGAAGTTGAGGTTGGCGATATTGTTGTTTGGGAAGGCGCAGCTCATAAAGTTAAAAGTATCATTTCTGATAAAACGGTAAACAAGAAAAGAATGTTTACCCGTGATTGCGTTGTTGTAAGAACAAATAACCCAAACAAGAAACTTGGCTGGGTTGAATATATTGATAACGGAAGAAAAGAATAATTGGAGGTTCACTTATATGTGGTTAATCAATGGTAAATTGACTGATGATGAAAATGTCGTAATGGCTGCTTTTGACTTGAAGTACCCGCCTATGGTAAAGTCACCGCTTGATACTGACCAGTACAAAAAGTCTATGAAACAGACTTATCTGCACCAGTTCAGTGATGCACACGCAACTTGGGATTTCAAAGCCCGCAATGTTGGCGACGGAACAAAACACGAAAAGTATACGGAAGAAGACCGTATTGAAATTAAGAAACAGATTATGGCTTACTGTGCTCTTGTTTACACAGAAGCAGAACTTGCCTTCCTTGGTGACCCAGTAAAACGTCCTTGGATTCATAACAACTTCATTGAAGTTGAACGCGATTGGCGCCCTCATCTTGAAGACTTTGAAGTTCTTGAAGATGAAAAGACAGGCCTTGCAATTCACACAAAAGGCGTTCAGTGGAAAATCTCTGATTACGAAATTCCTGTTCTTGAAATTGCAGCTGAGGTTTATTACCGCAATCACTACGATTACGAAAAACTTGTAAAGGACTTCAAGGAAAAGACACTTGAAAAGATTGATTTTATCAAGCGCGGCGTTTTCCGCCCAGGTGCTTTCTCTGAGTTTGGTGCTCGTCGTCGTGTAAGTTTTGAACTTCAGGATTGGTTGGTAAAGACTCTTGTTGAAGCTGCAAAGGACCCAGACTTCGCAAAGAACGCAAAGTTTGTCGGAACTTCAAATATGTTCCTTGCTATGAAGTATGGAATTATGTCAGTAGGTACAATGGCTCACGAGTTTATTATGACTGTGGGGCAGGGTTATCTCAAACACAATCCTGCATTCAGCAACTGGTACGCTCTTGATGCTTGGGTAAAAGAATACGGTACAATGAACGGTATCGCTCTTACAGATACAATCGGAACTGATGTGTTCCTCCGCGACTTCAAGAAAACATTTGCAACAGTGTTCAGCGGCGTTCGTCACGACAGTGGTGACCCATACGCTTGGGGCGATAAAATTATTGCACATTACAAGAGCTTGGGTATCGACCCTATGACAAAAACTTTGATGTTCAGTGATGGTTTGAACTTGAAGAAAGCAACAGAACTTAACGAATACTTCAAAGGTAAAGCTCAGGTTGCGTTCGGTATCGGAACAGACTGGAGCGGTCCTCAGGGAATTGATGCTTTGAACATCGTATGTAAGGTTGCAATTGTAAACGGCCTTGATGTTGCAAAACTCAGTGATGCTGAAGGTAAGAATATGTGCCGCAATCCTGCAGCAATCGAACATCTTAAGAATGAAATTGCTTGGAGAATGGCAACTGACAAATAAATAATTGGGAGCTTCGGCTCCCAAGGAGTTTTTAAATGTTTAAGAAAGAAAAGAAATATGTTGCACTTATCAGAGAAGCAACAAGTTTTGGTCCTGAAGGCCTCAACAACGAAGAAAGAATTGTAAGAGAATGGGAAATGGACGACTATGATGATGCAATCAATTATGTAAACATAAATGGCTTTGGCGTTCAGAATTATCACAATATGTCAGTCCCATATTACCGCCTTGATGTTATTACCGAAAGAGTTGAAAAGGGCAAGGTAAAGAGAGAATACGACCATCGTATTCGTAACTTTTCACTCAGAGAAGATACAATCGAAAAGTACAAACTTGCAAGAGTTGATGAGTGGTGTCAGAATAACAATGCTTGGATTGCCTACAAAATGCTTTGGGACTTGAAACAGGACGTTCCTGCTATTGAATGTCGTATGCCTAATGATACTCACTATTACACTGATTTTGAAAAACTCAAGGCTATGTACGAAGCTGTAAAGAAAGAGCAGCAGCCTTTTGCAATCAAAGGAACTGATTGGCCTTATTGGTTTAAGGTTGCAGGACAGCTTATTCCATCAACAACATCAAACTGGTTTAAGCATCTTCTTATCAAATACAACTATGTTGCAGAAGCTTCTCTTGAGCCTTACACAGGTGAAGACAAGTATGAAGAACATACAACAAAAAACGCGAACGGTGTTTCCGTTTGTAGGAGTATAAGCTAATGCCGGCAGAATGCGGTGATGAATTGTTTGAGTATCGTCAAAGGGAAAACAAGAAACGAAAAGTTGCTTGGGATCACGAGAAGAAACAAATGTATTACGTTGATGAGGAACCTCGTATGAGTTGTAAAGAAAATAAATCTGACAATAAGCTCGAACATAAAACTGGCGAATACTATGCTTCTTTGGCAGAAAAAGACAGGGCTGAATTTCATAAACGCATTGAAAACTCTGACCTGCCAAAGGACAAAAAGATTGAGTACATCGCTGTTTTTGATAAGGGTTTTGACTTAGGCTTTGCTTGTGCCAAACAGTATTGTGATAAGGATATGCAAAACTTGACTGCAGAACTGACTTCGATGACAAAAGAAGAGTTTGACAGTTATGCAAAACTTCACAAACTTTTGACAGAAAATGAACTTTTGCATCCTTAACTTTATATTATATTTGTATGGATGAATATACAACAGATACAATCTACAATTTTAAGCTTACCACTTCAAAAGAAAACTTAAGAAAGTTTGTTGAAGGCGGCTTGTTTACTTTCAAAACTGGCGGAAAGGAATATACCCGCAGAGTTTATTGGAGCAACAAGCAGGGCTTACATATCAACTTCCGCGGTTATGCGGTTGCTTACGAAGATTTCAATTAAGGAGTTTATAAATGAATGAACTTTTGAATGCTCTTATCGCATCACTTGCACAGGAGCCTAAACAGGAATCTGCAGAATTCGGACCTCGCAGAAAGGTTAGCCCAGATGTAATGGAAGACCTTGCAAAAGCAATCAAAGATAAGCGTGAACTCGCAAATCAGTACTTTCAGGCAGCTCTTGCTTTCAAACAGGAAGCTGATAAACTTGAAGCTGCTCAGAAGGCTCAGAAGCTTCACTTCGAAGAAGACCTTCGTCCAATTCCTGCAGTAAAATACAACAACAAAGTTGAGCGTTTTGCCCGTGAACAGGATGCAAACAACTATGCTGCATATCTTATTGAAAATGGTGCAAAGCCTGAGGATATTGAGACTTTCAATATTGACATCAATATGAACCCAAGATTCTGGAGAGCTTAAATGGAAAAGGCTGTTAACTGGCTTATTGAAGACGGTGCTTTTACGTGGTTTGATGGCAGCGGATTTGCTTTCATCGTATGTTGTGTTGCAATCGGCTTTTGTGTAGCCTGTGCAGTATCAAAGAAAGTACGAAGTAAGTTCTTTTAAGAGGTAATATGAAAAAGATTAAAGAAGAAGAGTTGCTTAAGACTCCCGTATTCACAGTTGTCAAAAAGACTTTTGACGGCACAAAGTTCAACCCAGTAGGACTTAATTGCCACGATTGGGTTATGGTAATTATAACCGATAAACCTTGTTGGGAAGCTGATGCAAAAGCAGTTCTTATCAAACAGACTCGCTGGGGTCTTGAAGATAAAACAATTGAATTCCCTTGCGGCACAGTTGATGACGAAGACTTTTTCGCTGCTGCACTTGTAAAAAACGAAGAAGAGTTTGAAGAACTTTGGAAAAGAATAAGCGATGACGAAAAGCGGGACATCCTTGCAGACGGAAGAATGAAAGCTGCAGCCCGTGAGTTGAAAGAAGAAACAGGAATGGACGTTGTTGATATTGACTTGAAACATCTTATCACTTTCAACCCAAATCCTGCCTACTTCAACAACACAATGTCAATTTATCGCTGCGTCGTACCAAACCTTGATGAATTGATTGCAAAGAAAGGCGAACAGAATCTTGACGAAAACGAAGATTGTGAAGTAATTTACGACCGCCTTTTGGACCATACTTCTGAAATATCAGAACACGCGATGGGTATTGCGGCGCTTTTTGCTGCAGGTTATCATCTTGACTAAGGAGATACAAAATGGCAAGAATTGGTATTTTTGGCGGTACATTTGACCCGTTCACTCCTGGGCACGCCGCAGTTTCTACAAAAGCTTTCGAACAGCTTAATCTTGATAAGTTGATTATCGTACCTACGACAGTCAACTACTACCGTTCTGATAAGCGCTATCTTTTCACTTACGATGAAAAGCTCAAAATTATTCGGGACTTTATGACTGGGTTCAAATACCCAACCGAAATCGACACAATCGAGCAGGACAAAGATGGCTCTTGGAGAACAATTGATTTGGTTCAGTATTTCCGTCAGAAGTTCCCAAAAGATAAGTTGATTTTGATTATTGGCGAAGACTCTTACAACGAGTTCAGAACTTGGACACGCTGGAGAGAAATCCTTGAATATGTTGAACTTGCAGTTGCAAATCGTTGTCAGAAAGCAAATGAATGGAAGCCACAGGAAGAAGTACCTGCTCTCCCAATCAATATGGGAGACCGCTTCGAAGATTGTTCTGCAACAGTTGTAAGAAACAAACTTATTGAAGAAGTAATGGACTTGTACTTATCTGATAAAGATTGGTACGCTAATCTTGGAGGGCTTTAATGAAAACTTGGATGCGTTATGTAAACTTCGGTATTTCCGTTTTGATTGCTATTGGCGGTTTTCTTTATATTATTGACGGAATAAAAGACGGAGATATGGGAAGGCTTGCAGCAGGATGGGTTATGTTGGTCTATTCAAAACTTTGTAAGATGGACGATGACCTTTACGAAGTCAAAGACGATATTAAACAATTAAAAATAAAGAAGTAAAAATTGCAAGTCGGTCGAAAGGCCGACTAATTTTTTATGGCAAATCAATATTTGAAATTAGACCCAATAGATGACGACCCTCTTCAAGTACACGGCGGAGAAGGTGGACAAGTAAAACCTAAACAAAAATGGCCTGTGACTACTATGACTTTGTCAGGATTGAACAATAAAAGCTTAGCAAAAGAATTGTGGGATGCTTTAGGTAGCGATAAAAAAGCAGCAGGTGTAAATGACTCAAACTTCGCTTCCGCTGTAAATATGGTTATGGGTCTTTCAACAAAAGTTTCTATCGGCGATAAGACTTATTGGTTTATCAAAAAGAAAGAAGCCACCGCTTTTGAAGAAAAACTTGGCGATGATTGCGAAGATTCATCAAAAGCTGATGGCGAATATAATTCAAACAACTTCGTTAAAAAAGTTTCTGATATTTTCAACGAAATAAAATAATTACTTTCCTTCTACATCTTCTTCTTTAGCTTCTGTGTTAGCAATTGAAGGCTTATCATTCTTTTTTGTTTCAAAACCTTGCAATGCTTTATTTCCACCAATTATACCTGTTATCACTCCAAGCAATAAAGCTACTGAAGCGTAAAACTCATTAGGAATAGGTTTGCCTAAAAAGTGGCCAACTATACCTGAGATAATTGTGATAACAACAATATAAAGGTCTGCTTTTACAACTGAAGCGAAAGCCCATCTTGTACTTGAAATTGTTGTGTCGTCGTCTGCGATTTCGCGTATTGAAATTAAGTCCCTTTTCTTCATAATAAACTCCTAAAATAATTAGTCATAATTAGTAGGAAATTTTTTCATCAGCCCGCACTATAGCTTTTTTAAACTCATAAACTAATTATTAAAATTATCCGAAGAGTCTTCGGGTAAAGGAGATATTCAATGGGTTCAAAAAATTCTTGGCGCTTGCAGTTCATTGATATTGATAGTTCATTCACAATCAATACTGAAGCAAGCACAATCAAGGGCTATATGGTTGTAAGAGCTCCTAAGGGTGAAAAGAATCCTTATTATTTTGAAAAAGGTAATATGGAAGCTATTTACGCTATGGTTGGTGTTCCTACATCAAATTGGCCTGACCTTTATGAGGCAGAAGCTTTCAACCAAGAGTACGGTTTGTACATCTCTGCTCCTGCAGGTTCTTCAGCTTCATATCCTTCATACTTCGGCGGTTCTTACATCACAAGTAAAGGTCTTATCGACTTCTACAATGTCACAGGTAAGGACGTAGTTGACTATACACAAATGGTTCAGGTTGGCTTTGAAAACGCTCAAGGCTACAGAGATTCAAATGTAAACATTATCGTTAACCCAGAAGGCGTTGGCGGTGAATCAGGTTATCCTACAGGTGCACTTCCTGACGGAACAAAAGACAACCTCGCAGTTTACATCACAGGTATTACTGCAAAAGTTTGGGCAAATGTTCAGGAAATTGGTCTCAACTATTGGGGAGACGAAAAGTCAGGATTTGAGGAAGGTGTTTACTACTACTCTGTAAACAAAACTGACCACAAACTTTATGTTGAAAACGCAGACGGAGACGTCGTAACAGACTTCTATTGTGGTGTTTGGTGGAAGGCAGAAGATGGTACATATTCTGTAATGATTGGTGGTAATTCTTGGGTTATCAACAACTCATCATTCAAGACAGGACAGGCAACTGCTCTCAATACTCTTGCAGAACTTGGTATCACAGCAACTTCTACAAACGATTACAACAATTCAGACGCTCCACTTTTGACTTTGACAGACCTCTTGCCAAATGTTGAATTGGCTTGTGCAATGCAGTCTTCAAAATACTCTTGGAATAATGTTGTTGCTTACCTCGAAGATGGCAACTCATTCGGTGCTGCAGGTGCTGCAGTTGACCCTAACTTCCTTGGTGTTGAAATCATCGTTGATAGCGAACAGGGCAAGACAATGTATGAGACAACTTCTACATACGTTTCTCCAAAGAACCGCTATCAGGGTATTACTTGGTTGCTCAACGTAAAGGCTGACACATACGGATATATCGTTCAGAAGTCTCCTGCTGAGGTGACAACTGAAGTTACTATTACGGGCATCGGTTATGATAAATGGAAGTACGATTTCGCTGCTCCTCTTATCATTGGTGACCTTAAGAAAATTGACCGTTCAGTTCTTGACAATTTGAACTACAACAATGACGACAACTTGTTCTTGAACATTGAAGGTTCTTACTCAAGCAATGCTCTTATCGTTCCAGAAAAAGCTGCTGCTGCAAAGAAAATCAAGTTGTATTCTTACAACCCAGATTTGGATAAGACAAAGTATCCTACAGCTGCTAAGGCTTCTGCAAATGTTGGTGAGTCTTACTTGACACAGTCAATCTTGATTTACGGTGTAAAGGTTTTGAACAACAACGCTGAAACAGCAACTCAGCTTGATGACAACACAACAACACTTCAGATTGACCACGAAATCGTTTACGTTGTATCTCCTTCAAACTTCCAGTTCGAAGCAGAAGATGATAAAAATTATCCATTGGTTAAGGACATCAACTTCAACACAATGACATTCAACGTAAAAGAGGAAGTTTACCCAGGTGAAATGATGAGCGGTGGTGAGTTCACTGGTTCATTCGATGAAAAGGGTAAAGACGGATTTGGTGCAAACATTTATTGGCCAAACGTACTCAACGATGACGATATGTCATTCATTGAAATCCATCCTGACAAGACTTTTGACGAAGATCTTGACTCACACGGTATTTATACAAAGAAACGTATTGTTGATGACAAATTGACATACGATGCAGAAGGAAACATTGTTCCTGTGACATACAAACTCAAGCTCAAAGGTCAGCGTTATGCTACTTATGCAGTTGAGAAAAACCTTGCTGAAGGAACAGTTGGCGGTTCTTGGCGCGATGAGTTTATGATGATTGTTAAGCAGGGTTGGACTGAAGCATTCGATGCTCAGTACGACGACGTATATGTATTTATGGATCCTACAGGACAGGAATTCGTACATACACAGCACGCTTCACTTGTTGAAACACACAAGCTTGCAATGGCAATTTCACCTAAGCTTATTACTCAGGGTGAGTTCGCAAATCCTTCAAAACTCACTGTTACTGGTCGTTCTAAACAAACTGCTCAGTATGCAGGTGAATTCCAGTTCTACGATGCTTACACAGGTAAGTCATTCTGGATGATGCCTATTGGTGATGTTGGTTTGATGTACTGCCGTATCATCGAAAAGAAGATGGGTGGTTGGGCTCCTGCTTGGTACAATTACAACAATATGGGTGGTCAGTTGCCTCGTGCAATTCTCAAAGCTCGTTGGAACTTCTCTGACTCAGCAACAAAGATTATGGATGAAAAGGGTATCAACCCAATCGTTTATAACGCTGATGATGGTTTGATGTGTGTATCATCAAAGACAACTCAGGACCCTAACAACGTAACTGACTGGTCTGAAGTAGGTCACGTACTTGCATTCTTGCTCTGTAAGCGTGAAATCCGCGACAACGTAATGCGTCAGCAGATTAAGAAACCTATTGACGATTACTGGATGGGAGTTCGTCAGGAACAGGTTGAAGCAATTCTTGCAAAGAGAACTGTTGGTTCAAACAAGATTTGGGCAAAAGCTGTTTGCGATATTGCTGGTGTAAACAACGATACAACAAAAGCTATGAAGAAGTTCTACATTTACGTTAAAGTAAAGGTAAACGTATTCTCAGAATATGTTGTACTCGTATTCGAGAACGTTGGACAAACAACTAACATATAAGCTGCTTGGTAAGTAATTACTGAGATGCGAAGGTGGACGCAAGTCCACCTTTTTTATTGTTTAAGTAAACTAAATATATATATGAAAGAAGAATTATTTGAAAGTATCTTAAAAGAGTCTGATGGCTTTACAATCGGAAATACAAAAATATTGCCAACACCTGAGCCATCAAGTTCACAGGCTAAGTTATCTTATACAAGACCTAACGTTGGTTCTGGTTATTATGCAATCATTGACTACATTGTAAAGAACCCATTCTGCAAAAGAAGTGAAATAATCAATGCACTCTGGGGTGACAGAACTCGTGGTCAGTGGAGTTCAGTTTTCAAAGCTTTGCATTACGATGGTTTCTTCCGTATTACAGATAAGTGGGAATACATCCCAACAGGAAAGGCTGTCGACTTTATTGCAAAACACGAAGGAAGAGAGATTATAAATCCTTCTGAAGAAGAGATTGAAGATCACGAAGCAGATGAGGAAGAGTAATGGGAAAGGTAGCAGTTATTGCTTGGGGCAGAATGAATCCTCCAACAATCGGACATCTTAAGTTAGTTGACACTGTAAAAGATTTGGCAATTGACAACAATGGTGAGCCTTTTGTTTACTTATCTCATTCTGTCGATAAAAAAGGCGAAAACAAAAACCCTCTCCCATACGAATTGAAAATCAAATATGCACAGAAAGCTTTTGGTGATTGTGTAAAAGCATCAGATGCAAAAACTGTTATCTTTGCTCTTCACGAGTTATATGAACAGGGCTTTACCGATTTGATTTATGTTGGCGGAGAAGATCGTATTGGCGGTGATGGCGACATTACCGAAATGATTGAAAAGTATAACGGATTTGAAGCAAAGAACCCTGCAATGTATTACAAGTTTGACACAATCAGATTTGAAAGCGCAGGTGCTCGTGATGATAGTTCTGAAGACTTGACAACAAAGGCTTCTGCATCTTATGTACGCAAACTTGTTCTTGAAGGCGACCACGAAATGTTTTTGAAAATGGTTCCTCTTAAAGGCGAGGATGCTGAAGATATGTGGGAAGACTTAAGAGATATTATGGTAGGAGATATAAATGCTTAAGAATTATTTCAATGATGATAAATTATTTGAGTCAGTTTACAACGAAGGCAAATGTGGTGCTCCAAGCGGACACTGCGGCGCAGATAAATTGACTTGCGGTGGCGGTGGTGGCTGCGGATTCAAGGAATCAGTAATGAAAGAATCAAATGATTATTCTTCTGACTCATACGCAATTGGTGGCTGCGGTGCACTCGGATATGTTAACTATTGTAAAGTAGGTAGGTTTGTTGTTGTAAAAAGCCGCTTACACGGAGAAGTTATTGGTGAACTTCTTGGTTATGTTCCTAAGGACATTGATGACTAGGAGATAAAAATGCTTAAGAATTATTTTAATGACGACAAACTTTTTGAGTCGGTATACAAAATGAATGAAGATTGTGGCGGTAATAGCGGTTGCGGAAGATCAGAAGAAAACAACAGCAGCTGCGGTGGTTCAGGTTGTGGATTCAGGGAATCAATAAAGCTTCACGAATGCGGAAGTAGCGGCTATAGTTATTCAGGTTCATCTTGCGGCGGTTCAGGTTATTCTTCTTCAGGCTGTGGTGGCTGGTCTAGCCATTCTTCTTCACATTCTTGTGAAATTGGAAGAAGAGTTAGGATTATTATAGATGGTAGCTGTGGCGGATTAACTGAAGTTGGACGCCTTTTAGGATATGCTGACGACTAATAATTAAAGTTGACTTTTTCAGGACAGGTTTACGCCTGTCCTTTTTTGTTAATATACCTATATGGAATTAACAAAGTTTGTGAATCAGCTTCAGGACATTGCTCATCAAGGTTATGCTATGTGTGACCTCGAAGTCCATATCGTGACACCTGACTCGGAAGCTGATGTTATTATCGAAAATCCAACAATAAGACCTCAAATTATCAACAATGAAAAAGTCAGATTAGTTCTTTCAAACGAAGACTAATTATGGCAAATGGTTGAAGCTGATTTTGGTCGTGTTATCACGAAGAAAGAAACAACTGTTGGTACTGCTTACATATTTGATTTAATACCTTCTATGTGGGCAGTTATTGTATTTGATGCAAATAGTCAAATTATTCTTTCAAGAAATTTCCCTTACAATGAATTGACTGAAAAAGAAATGTTTGCTACTTGCAAAACTTTTTATAAAAAAGTTAAAGAAGTTCTTTTGAAGAAGGACGTCGATGCCTTAGAAGAAATGCTTTAACGTGGAGGATTATTTGAGTATATCTCTTACATCTTATGGTGCTGCTGGCGAAGTCACTGGCTCAAAACACTTATTATCTATTAACGATGAAAAATATTTAATTGATTGCGGCGCTTGGCAAGGCAATCAAGAAGCTAATCAAAGAAACAAAGATTTCACATTACCTGATACTGATAAATTGTCGGGCGTCTTTTTAACACACGCTCATTTTGACCATTCAGGACTTTTACCAAAATTGGTTAAGGACGGGTACAAAGGCAAAATCTATTCAACACCTGCAACTCGTGACCTTGCTTCAATTATTTTACTTGACTCTGCAAAGATTCAAAAATATGAAAAGCCTGCTCCTGCTTACAATGAACAGGATGTTGTAAATACAATGGACTATTTCCGTTGTCATTATTATCATAAGAAGAAGTATGTAAACGACAACCTTACATTTACTTTTTATGATGCAGGACATATCTTAGGTTCTTCAATGATTGATATTGAGATTCCTAAAAAGAAGTCATTGTTGAGAAAACTTCTTAAGAAAGAAAACAAAAAGATGCACATTCTTTTTACAGGTGATTTAGGTCGTAAATCGAATCCGATTACAAATGAGCCTGAAACTTGTATGCCCGCGCCTGATTACATTGTAATGGAAAGTACATACGGCAACCGTACACACCAATCTTCTGAAGTTTGTTATACACAGCTTGAAGAGATTATCAATAAAACAATCGAAAGAGGCGGAAAGGTTATCATTCCATCTTTTGCAATTGAAAGAGCTCAGGAAATTATTTACAACATCAAACTTTTGATGAGAGACAAGAAAATTCCAAAAGTTCCTGTTTATGTTGACTCTCCTATGGCAACAGCAGCAACAGGCGTTTTCAATATTCACCCAGAGTGTTTTAATAAAAAGATTGTTGAGCAGTTTGTAAGCCAAGGTAAAAATCCATTCAGTGTTCGATCTTTGCACTGTATTACTGACTTCAAGGACTCACAAAGAATTGCAAAAACTGATAAGCCTTGTATTGTAATTGCTGCAAACGGTATGTGTGAAGCAGGAAGAGTTATCAATCACCTTAAGACAGGTTTGAGCAACCCTAAGAACACAATCGTTGTTGTTGGTTATATGGCTGAAAATACTTTGGGAAGACGCATCCTCAATCAAGAGCCTGTAGTTCAAATTGAAGATGAAGATTATGATTTGAAAGCTGAAGTTGTTTCAATTGACGGTTTCTCTGCTCACGCTGATTACAATGAAATGTTCCGTTGGTTGAGAGACATTGATAAATCAAAACTTAAAAAGATTATTTTGGTTCACGGTGATTCTGAAGCACAAACTACATTAAAGGCATTCCTTGAAACAAACGGGTATAATGTTCAAATTGCAGTCGCAGAAAAGCCGATAGCTTTGAACTAAATTTATATGAGTTTTGAAAATGCAGTAAATATATACACAAAAGAAAATGCACCAAGAGTATCGCTTGACGGGAAATTGGTGTATGTGTATTCTGCAGGTTATGTTTATGATGTTGCTATGGGCGTTAAGCATCACGACCCAGAAGCAATTAAAGAGATGGCAACTGAACTTTCAAATATGATTGATGAAGATTGCTTTCTTGTACCTGCACCACAACATACAGGTAAAGCTGAGTACACTCTCGAAATTTGTAAAATAATCGAACAAATAAATCCTCACAATATAACAATTCTTGATGTATTATCTTGCGAGCCAAGAGATACATTATATGATATGAAAAAGAAAGTTAAAAAGATTACTAAAGATACAAAGTTTTCTTCGGGTATTATGTTGAAGGATGCTCTTGCTGATATTGAAGGTCCTATTTATTTCGTGGACAACATTATTGCAACAGGAACAACTTTAAGAGATGCTCAAGAACTTATCCCTTCAATTCGCCCTTTAGTATTCGCTGCATCTCGCCGATATTTTGAACGGTAATAAAAGGCTTTTGTTTATACTTTAATATTGTATCTCCGTAACGATACATATAATCGCGGAGTTCTTCTTCGTGTGAATTGAAAAATTCCTGCCAAGCTTTCATTTCTTCAAAGGTATCAAAAGTACATATTCTTCTTTTGACTCTATCACCTGCTTTAATGTTGATATTTCCGCAAACTGCAATAAAGGCTGAGTCATCATTTGGCTGATACAAGTCATCATCTTTAATAAACTTTTCGTATCTTACAACTCTTGCTTTAGTCAATCTATCAACAATAAAGAACTTATTAGGAGCTTTATCAACTTCAACAAAATGTGTTTCCCAAGAGTCTTCAATTGATATTTGTGGACCTAGGAAGTCAGCATAAGTTGGCTTTTTAATTGCCCCGAAAGTAAAATTGCCTGTACCCTTAAAATGCAAATGAAACAGCCCAACAGTAGTCATAATACCGAAACACTTATACCCATAATCAACTTTGATTGAGTACCATTTTATCTGTTCACCAAAGTTTTTGATAACTGTCTTTACAGGCGCAATCAAAAATATGTCTTGTGTAAACTCTTTTGCTTTATTTACAAATTCAACAGTCAGTCCGAAAGGCGGATTGATTACTGCACAGTCATAAGTCCTATCAACTTCAGCTTTTAAGAAGTCGCATATATTTGCGTGTACGCCTCGGTCTTCAATATCATAAAGCCCATAACAATAACCTTGACCAAACTTTTCAAGTCCGCCATCTCCGCAGCAAGGGTCCAGTATCAACTTAAAGTCGTATTTGTCGAGTTCAGAGTAAAGTTCATTTTTAAGGAATTCTTGAGTCGGGAAAAACTCATTTTTGTCCGTTTTTGAATATAAATCTTTTCCCATAAAAATATATTAACAAAATGAACTTTCATTAAACTTGCTTTATATTATAATTGTAAGGAGTAAATTATGGCTAAGAAAGATTATTCACAATTCACAGGATACGCAGTTATTAAGACCTCGTTCGACTCTTCTCGCAAAACTTGGGAAGAAGAGAAAAATTGGGAATATGCCTATATGATTACTGAAGGCCTTGCTCACGGAACTTTCTTCCCACAGAGATCAGGCCGCGGAACAATCTTCAATACAAAGGAAGAGGCAAAACTTGCTTCTTGTGATATTCGTGATTACGACCGCTACGAACTTGCAAATCGCCGCTACGGCTACAGTTCTTACAAGCATCGTATTTGGGTTCACGAAGTTCTTTCAAGAGGTGGTTCAAACGGAGTTTACCTCCCAACAGTTGGTGAAATCAAAAAGGGTATGGAATATATCGCAAACAACCTTAAGTCAGAAAACTTCCGTGCAGAATGGGCTGACTGGGCTGTTGCTCACGATGGTATGACTCCTGCTCAGGTTCGCGAAGAACTTATCGAAAACTATCTTAACCCAAAGGAAGACTAAAATGGAAAAGCTTGATATTAAGTCCTTAAGGACTCCTGAGGATATTCCTGCAGGAACAATTATGGTTCAGCATTGGTGCAATTCATCAACCTTCTTCAAGGTTATCGGTACTTCAAAGAAATCAGTACTTGTAGTCAAAATGCCGTCAAAACAGACACACTTCGACCACGAAGGCGGCGGAACAGGTTATTCTTACAAAATGCCTGACGAAGAAACACTCAAAAATGTTGAAGCTGCTTACAAAGCTTGCAATAAAAAGTATGGTTTTGATGTTCTCAAAGGTTCAAGAGAACAGTTTGACGAAGCCCACAAACTTGCAAAAGCAAATAACGAAAACTTCTGGGATGACTTTACAGTTGTTTCAAACTACCGTGAATGCCTGCAGCCTAAAAGAATTATGGCAAAGCCTGCAAAGGACGGCGGTTTCTATATCCCTGGGTATTACAAAGGTTCTTGGTGTGGACCAATGCAGTTGTGGAACGGCGAAGAGGTTTCAGATTATTATGACTAAGGTTGCAGTATCAATAAAGCATAAAGACGGGATACACAGTTTTTGCGATTATTTTGAAATCCCGCCTGAAGCTTTGGGAGAAAGAGACCTAACAACACACAAAGTTAAAAAAGAATATTGGAAAATGCTTTATAATCAAAGTAAGTTTTGGCAGGAAAACATCAAACTTGGAGATGCTGTTGATGTCATTACTTACGACCGTTTAAGGAGATAAAAATGGGCGGAAGAAAATATAATCCTAAAGCTCTCGCAGGAGAATTGCCTGCAGAGAAATTTCTTGAATGGTTGGACTTGTCGTCTGACATATTTGATAACATTACAAATCTCGTAAGAGATAAAGCTTATCTTACACATCCTGAAGGTATCAAACCTACTTCAAATGATGTGCCATCTACGAAAATTACAGTTGAATATAAGTCACAGGCAGTTCTTGACGCAGAAGCAAGTGGCAAAGAACTTTTCTTCGGAAAGGACCTGACTTGGGAGCATTGTGTTCCTTGTGCTGCTTTTGCAAATATCGTAAAAGACAACTACAGTTCAATTTCAAATAAGAATGCGCAAGAGTTTATGGACCGTTATTACCACGTTTGCTTGGTGACAAAAGAAGAAGATGCAAAGCTCAAAAAAGCCGGCTTGAACGAAAAAATGCCTAAAGGCTGGAAGTTTGATATGACTGCAAAAGATAACGAATGGGAACGTTATAAAGCAGTCGGTATTGTACCTGTAAAGCAGAAAATGCATCGTCCTGTTCCTATTTACACAATTCACGCAGTTAAGACAGGAGACGGTAAGGTTCAGACAAAAGACTTTGCAATGGACATTTTGAAAATGCAGGAAGTTTACGGAAAGTCACTCCCAGGCGGCGGTCTTCCTATCGGAGCAACATCAACTGCTATCGAAAAAGATTGGCTTTGGATTGTTGTTGATTACAAAGAAGTATAACGAATTTTTGAACTATAATGGAGGGAATAATAATAAGAATTAAGAATAAATTTATATTTGTTTTTAAGTTAATATTATTCCTATAAAGGAGTTTTTATGCCACCATTTTCGACAACATACAATTATTCAGACCCAACAAGAGGTATTTTGTTTATCGGCGGTAAGTTGATTTTCTTACCTTGGGTAACAGCAATTGAGCCTTACAGAAGCTACGGCGACCCAAAGCCTGATGATGACAAAAAGAGTCGGGTTTATTTTCAGAACAAGTGTGAAACGGTTGTTGATGCAACAGTTGAGGAAATACACGATTTTATCAAAAAAGCTATGGGAGGAAATGATGAGCAAGGTTGAATTGATTAAGAAAGCAATTAAGGAAGGTACTTATGACTGGAACACCGCGATACGCGGAGCCGCAGAGCGAATATGCGAAAATCCTGAAAGCTTGTTATGGCGATGAGTGGGTTCATAAATCCATACTTACTTTAAGGTGGGAAATCAAATCCCATCCTGACGACCCAAACGATACAAGAATCTATGACCAAAGCGGCGACCGTTTTGCAGATAGATGGGACAACGGTTCTTTGCATCTTAATAACTATAAAGAGTATATGGAGCAAATGGACGCAGTTTTTATGCCTAAAAACTGTATTGAATGGATAGTCGATAATTACGACCCAAAATACTTTGAAAAAATTGACATTTTTGAGATGCCGTAATTAAACTTACGGCTTCTTTTCTTTATATTATTATTGTAAGGAGTTAGATATGGCAAGAATTGACGAATTGAAAGCAAAGATCGAAGAAGCTTCAAAGGCTTACGGCGAAGCAAATCCTATTATGTCAGATAAGGAGTTCGACCAGCTTGTCAATGAATTGAAAACTCTTGACCCAACCTATGTTGATACAGTAACTTACGACGACCACGTTGAAGGCTTTGCAAAAGCAAAACACGACTTGATTACAGGAACTCTTGCAAAGTGTAAAAACGAAGAAGAGTTTGCTGTTTGGTTCAAAAAGCATCAGAAAGACCCTCACATTAAGGGCGGCTTCGTTATGGAACAGAAAATGGACGGAGCAGGAATTGAACTTAAGTATGTAAACGGACTTCTTGTTCAGGCAGTAACACGCGGAACAGGTTTTGAAGGTGACGATATAACAGACAACGCAAAGAAAGTTAAGGGAATTGTTTTGAAGTTGAAGGGAACTTACACAGGTTCAATTCGCGGAGAAATCCTGATGTCTCATTCAATGTTCAACAAAAACTACAAGAACAAAATGAAGAACTGCCGCAATGCTGCAGCAGGAATTATGAAACATCTTGACGGTGCAGAACTTGAAAACTTGAACTTTGTTGCTTACGATATTCAGGAAAAAGAAATCCTGATAACAAACGAAATTCAGAAGATGCACTTCCTTGAAGACAACGGAATGGAAGTTCCTGCTTACAAAGAGATTACAACTTTGGAAGAAGCCTTCGCTTTCAGAACAAGTCAGTACGAAAACCGTGACAAGATTGAGTACGACATTGACGGCGTAGTTGTAAAGCCTACACTTATTGATTACGAAGACCTTAAAAACAGAACACCTAAGAACAGTTGTGCAATTAAGTTTGAACTTGATGTTGCAGTTGCAACTATCATCGGTTTCGATTGGTCTCAGGCAGGAAAGTATTTCAGCCCAGTTGCTCTTCTTGAGCCGGTTGAATTAAACGGAACAACAGTTCAGAGAGCTTCTTGTTCAAATACAAACTGGTTAATCGAGAAAGGAATTGAGATTGGTTCAAAAGTAAAGATTGTAAAGCGCGGCGAAATCATTCCTCACATCGAAGGACTTGCAAATGACTAAGCAAGATGTAAATGAAGCATACGAGAAAAGGCTGAAATCAGCTCTTTCCCTTATGAAACAGCAAATGTTCGGAAGTTTGTATGGTATGAACATCGACAATCAAAATAAAAATGTTGGCTCCAATTTTGAAAAATTGAAAGAAGAAGCTTATGAAAGTCTTTTAGCTCAATACGCAGCAAAAGATGCAGAGCTTTCTCTGCAAATGCAGGGCTGGGCAGAAGAGCTTAAAAATAAAGTTGCAAAAGTAATACTTGACCATATTATTTGTGAATACCCATTCCCTTATATTGATATGACTCAGGTGACTGGTGCAGAAGTAGTAAGCATACAAGAAGACCCTAAAGTTGGTCTTATGTTGCTGAAGTTGATAAGGGAACATAAAAACGAATACAAAGTTGCTATCGACAATGATACGATGGAGTTTTTTATTCAATTACATCCTGAGTTTTTTGATGGCCTAACTTTGATAACAAAGGCAGAAGTATATGGACAAGAAGCTTGAGGGACCTCCTCAGTACATAGCTGAATATCGCAATAAAGCGTGGCGGATTCTTGATGAAACAAAAGAACTTTATACGAAAGGTCCTGTTGTTTATGACTTTACAAAATTGGACTTAGACAGCTTGACAACTTTTAATATCCTTATTGCATTGAAAAACGTTATTTGGGAAACGGAGGAAAGATGCAATTCTATCATCTATGTGAATGACGAGGTACTCGAAAAGTTTTGCAAAAATATACCTGATTTCTTTGATAAGTTGAATGTTAGGTACAAGGAGTAAAGATGTTTGAAGAAAATAGCCCACCTTCATTTTTAATTACAAAGTTATCACAGGCTTACAAAGGTCTCCCAGATGATATTGAACTTGACCCTGCTTTTGCAGACCCTTGTGCGGAAATGAGAGACAGAGCTCACCAGTTTGAAGATATTGTAAATAAAGTTGATAAAGGTTTTGATTATGACTTAAGAGAGCTGACAAGCATTGACTTAATTCATATTTCAGATTGGCCTGCGCCTATGATGCACGCGTTTCACGACATTATTTGCAGCAACGAAAAAGGTATCATAGGTGATGAATACGTTATAAAGTTTTTTATGGGAATGGACCCATCTTACTTTGACGGCATTGAACAGTTTGAGGTAAAAGAACTTGGACGAGGGAATTAAGCAGTATGTAATTGATTGCAAGTTCGATGATGCTGAAGACGAAAACGGTGTATTGGATTTAGACAAATGCTGGGACGTTTTGTATATGCCTGATTGGGAATCTTACTGTCATCTAAAAGTTAAGTATGCGGATAAGGTTGTTGCATCGCCTATTGTTGTTGAAAGACTTTTAGATAAGTCGCCTTTTTATTTTGAAGGTATTAACTTGGAGATAAAAAATGAATAAAGCAAGAGAAGAAAAGTGGAAGGAAAGAAACAAACAGCGAGCACTTCGAAGACAGGAAGAGCGTTTACCACCATCAACTCTTGAAGACGAAGGTGATTGGGAAATAAATACATATATAAAAGACAATCGTATTGAAAGTATTTTCAATGCCCATCTTCATACAGCGATGGATGAAAAGATTTTTGATATGAGAGGCCTTAAGGCAAGGGTTGACTCTGAGCATCCGAACGCCACAGAGTTTCATTGGGGTGGCAGCGGCTATGCTATTTGGATGTTTATGTCATCAGACTCGTATATCAGAGGCTTGAATGATTTAAGAAAATTAAGACAGTGTATAATTAAAGAAAATGCGAAGGTTTGGGTTGACGATGACACTCCTATTGAGGCCATTTGTGATTGTTTCCCATTGTTCTTTTCAGGATTGGAGTTTTATAGTTTCGATGAGTAAAAGCATTTTTGGTAAAATTAAGAAACTTATTCAAATAGCAGAAGGCTACGATATGACTCCTGGGCATCTTGATGCTGATGCAATCGAAGACCGTCTTAAGCGTTATATAAATGTTTATGGCCTTGGAGGTACAATAAATCCTGCAAAAGGTGAAGGAAAGTTAAAAGAGTTAAAAGCATTAAACTTGACTCTTGCAAAAATTGATGTAGGTAATGATTATCTTCTTATTGACTTTCGTGACGTTTACAGAATGGCTTCTGATTATTTTGAAACAGAAAACATTCCTAATCTTCATACATATCTTGTAAGAAACAAAATGAAGGTTCTTGTAAATGAAGAAGTCTTGGAAAAGATAACAACAATATGTCCTGAGTTTTTTGATGGAATGGACTTGGAAGAAGCACCTATAACAAATAAAGATTTGAATGTAGGCGCACGAGTCACAGGTTATCTTTCACCTTCTGCAAGGTTTACCGCAGGCGGCAAAAATATGCAATATGCAGCAACAAGTGTTCAAGTATTGAAAGCGCCTGAAGCAAGTTGTCCTGTTTGTGGGTTTGTTGATAAACTTACAGTGAAAAAGTGCAAAAAGTGTGGCACGATATTCGAAGATGAGTCAAATATAGGGAGCTGATATGTTTAGAGGATTGATTGGTTTTATTCTTGGAATGATTTGCGGAGCTTTCACTATAGCAAGTTTTGCAACTGGCGATAGCCCAATCTTTTGGGTTGTTATTGATGTTATCGTACTTGTTGTCCTTCTTATTTGGTGTCATAAACATCATATCAAAAAGAGAGACGAATATCACGATAAAATTCGTGGAAGATTTAAGTACAGAGGTTAATATAATTTTATGAAAATCGGAGTAATCCCTGATGTGCACGGCAGTACGCACTGGGAAAAGAATATTGAAAATTTCAAAGATTGCGACAAGATTGTTTTCTTGGGAGATTATGTTGACTCTTTTAATGAAGATGAAAAAGGTCTCCCAGCTCTTGCAAACGGAAAGAGAATAATTGAAGTTGCAAAATCAGACCCACGCATTGACCTTCTTGTAGGTAATCACGAGTTTGAAAATTACTGGTTTGGTTGCAACAGATGTTCAGGTTTTCAGATGGGTTGTTATGAGGCATATCATCAGTTCTTTGAAGAGAATTGTGATATGTTTAAGATTGCAGTTGAATACGATGGTTGGGTTTTCTCTCACGCAGGTTTTACAAAAACTTGGGTTGAAGACACAATGAAAATTTATAAAGAAAGAATTGCAAACTTTGAATTTGCTGATAAGCCAATTGAGTTTGTAAATGCTTTATTAAAAACAAGAAACGTAAATCATTTTGCGTTTTCGAGTCGGGACATCACTGGGTATGGTGACTCAATATTTCAAGGTCCTTTATGGGTACGCCCATCTGCTTTATTCAAAGATTATCTTTTTGAAAAGCAAGTAATAGGACATACTGAAACAAGAGGCGGCGAAGTTCTTTGTATAAAGAACAAAGACTTACAGGTTGTTATGTGTGACACTGCAAGTCATTCAAAATATTTTATTCTTGATACAGAAAATCCGCCTGAGTTCTTATCACTCGAGGGTGCCAATCGAAAAGCAAAAGAACAGGAAAAAGAGTTTCTTCGTGAAAGAGGCCGCATCGGCGAAAAGAAAAAACTATTAAGGGACAAGTACAATTTGACAAAATCCGAGATGAACAGATTGTACTTGATTGCAGAATGTGATGCAAGCAAAGCAGCAGAAAGCAATCAGAGTGTGGATCTTTGGGAACACTTAGATGAGTTGTGCTCAAAAGAGGCGGAGAAAAAAGAAAAAGAAAGATTAAATTTATTGCTTTCGGGGATTTAAATGGAATACTTAGTTGACAAAACTTCGGTCGTAATGATTGATGGAGAAGCAATCGACATTGAGAAAGAGCTGCCTATTAGATTTTATCAATTTACTTTTGATAAAATGCGTGGTCTCTATTTGGTGAATACTGATTACAAAGTAGAGCACGGAAAGATTTACGGAAACGCAACCAAGATTGCAAATCACATCGTAGAAAGTTATCTTAAAAGAGATAAGAACCTCGGTGTTCTTTTAAGTGGTGGAAAGGGTCTCGGTAAGTCTCTTACTGCAAGATTGGTAATTGAACAGCTTCACAAGAAGCATCCTGTAATTGTTGTTAATCAGTACATCCCAGGGATGTTTGAATTCTTAAAACAGATTTCAAATGCAGTTATCTTATTTGATGAGTTTGAGAAAACATTTCAGGGTAATGTTGATGGCTCTGACAGAAACACAGACGCAACAACAAAGCAGGATGAAATGCTTTCGCTCCTTGACGGTACTGCTGCAGGTACACATAACTTGTATCTTTTGACTTGTAATGAAACAGGCCGCTTGAACGAGAACTTGAAATCTCGCCCAGGCCGTATCGCATATCATTACAGATATGAAAGCTGCACAGAGGAAACAATCCGCAACTATTGTGCTGACAACCTGAAGAAGAGAGAACTTGAAGATGAGATTGTTTCTGAACTTCTTGCAACAAGATATGTTTCTTTGGATATTATCCAAGCTCTTGTTGATGAAGTAAACAACTTCGATGTCACTGTTCCTGAAGCAATGGAATATATGAACATTCAGGTTGAACGTATCAATCTTGAAGCAAGAATTACTTACATTGATAAAAAAGGTAATCAGCGTACTGATATTGAAAATGCAGGTGTTTGGTTCACAGGTCGTTCAGGTGTTGGCTTTGAGATTCAATCTTCTGATGAGGAAGATAAGGCTAAAATGCCTTTCGATGGCTACATAAAAGTTGATATGAGAAACGTTAGAATTCCATTGTACGGCGCAGTTGATGTTTCTCCTTATGCATCAATCAGTTGGGAAGATTACGGTGGAGACTATTATCAGCCAAAGATTTTGAAAGTTGAGCTTTACGACACAGAAGCCGTAAGCTCTCGTGGAAGAGTTTGCGGTTATGAGGACTACAAACCTACTCAGGTAGCTTTAGTACCAAGAAGCGAGCCTATGCCACAGGAGATGTAATATGTTCCAGCCAATTATGCTTTACCAAATTAAGAATTGTGTTATTGACCTCTACAAATGTAAAAAGTTTGAAAAAGCTGAGGTTATGTCTCCTTTTCATAAAAACGGTGATGATGATTGGCAGGACATAAAAGGCAACTTCAAAATCATTATTGATGGCGATGAGTTTTCATATGAAACATTGCAGCAAAGAGACTGTGTTTTCGCTGACATTATGTCAAAATTAACGACTTGTTTTACTGATGCAAACGGAATTCAATACACTCCTATAATTTATACTGACCGTCAGGCTTTAGCAAACTTGCCGCTCTAAAATTTTCAAAAAATTAAACTTTTGACTGTCCTTCTTTATATTATATTTGTAAGATAAAGGAGGACTTTATGGTTTATACTTCAGCTTCAATAATTGCAGGAGCCCACGATGATGTGGTTGTTGCAGGAAACACAGTAAAGTTTTGGTTGAGTGCAGCAAGAGTTGTTGCAAAAGAGGTTGAAAGACTTCTTAACAATGACCACTGGGGAATTCGCCTTTTACTGCTTAATGTAGACGGACAGCCTCGCGATTACGCAGCATTCGTATTTGAATATAAAAACGGTTATACAACTTGGAGTGTTGAGGTTTCTTTGGAAAAAGGAAAGCCTGCACTTGCTGTAATCCCAGACCCAATTAAAACAGCTGATGTGGGAATGTGGAAAGACATCGGAAAGTTTTTGGAAAACTTTGAATACATCAAAGATTATATTGATTATACAATAGGAGCCTAAATGAAACTTGCGCTCACACCAAAAGAAGTTGAATATCTTAACGCTTTTCTTGACGATGGTAAATCTTGGGGTCGGCCATTATGTCACCCACATCGAACTTTACTTGAAAAGTGGTTGAAAATTTTGGACAAAGTTGAAGAAACTGACTCCTATATTTATTTAAGCGCAGATGAAAGTACTATCGGAGAAGATAATGAATCCTGATGCTTGGGACGATTTCGATTACAGAGGTTGGGCTCACGAGTTCTATCACTGGAGAGATAAAGAAACAGGTATGTCTCTTCGAGACGAAGAACAACTTTACGATGAATATTACGGACACGACGAACAGGAAGATCCTGAATTCATAAAGAAGGAATATTCAGCTCGTGACCTTGAATACAACATTCAGAGAGAAACTGCAAAGATTTCTTATCAGTATGAAGAGAGAATCAAAAAGCTTAATGAAAAAATTTCAAAGATGAAAGAAACTGAAATTGCAATGGCAGCGAAAATTGCAAAAGTTCAGAAGATGGAAGAACTTCTTGACCGCTACGCTTTGCACTCTGAAATTGATTACGATAAGGAAACTTATGAGTTTATCAATTACGACGAGAGAAATTAAGGGTGACACTCATATAAGTCTTTGGCGGCGACCTGACCAATATCAATATATGTTGCGTTTAATGACAACTCTTGAAAAACGAAGAAGTATTAAAGAAGCTCGGGAAAATAAATGTCGTGTTCATATTGACTTTTATATGGATAAAAAGGTTAATATAAAATTAAGGAAGCTTCATAAGATGCTTCAGGAGGAACAATGACTAACGACGAAAAACTTAGAGCAAACTTCGAAAAGTTTTATGAAATGCAAAAAGGCAATCCTACAGCGATGAAGGAGCTGCTTTGGTTGTTTTATTTGCAAGGACATATTGATACAACTCCTATGGGAGATGAGGTTGATATTGAAACAGTAAAGACTGACCTTGAAACACAAGCATTTATCGACTTTATTGAAAGTTGTATTGAACACCCACAGGAAAATCAGAACATCCCTTCAGATTGGGTTCAGGTGACTTATCCTTGTACTTTCAAAGATAAGCAGCAGTGTGTTGCTTGGCCTGACAGATGTGAAGATGTCGGCGGTGACGGAGAAACTTGTGGTACAACATTTATCAATCTTTCAAGATTGTGTGGTTGTGAAACTGCAGGTACTTTACCAAAGAACACAGGTTTGATTTTGACAAAAGAGGAAGCAGCAAAGCTTGCTGAAATCCTCGGGAAAATTGAGGTATGAAATTCATAAGAGAAGCTAAAAGAGTTGTTTCTCAATTTTTTGAAACAGAATATTGGTACCGTTGGCGCAATAAGAAACATTATTTTGTTGATGGGTACGGTAAAACTCGAAAAGAAACATTATGGAATGGCTTCAACCTTGCAGATACTTGGGACGGCGAAAGTTCAATGTTCAAGTACTTCGATATGAAGCTTACACATATGCTTTACAACTTGCGTCGTTGGCACGATGAGTCAACTTCTTATATTGACGGCGGTGCTGCTGCAGCTTATGGTACTGAAGAAGACAAAAGAAAGATTCTTTTTAATGCAGTTTGTCAATTGAGAGATGTGTGTACTCACAGCAGAAAAGAAATTGATTTTATGGACGAGTCTTGGTATCAGGACTGTTCTAAATATGTTTACGATAAGGAAGCTCTTAAGAAAGGCGCACACCTTGATGTTGCAGGAATGACCTTATGTTGGGCTGATGATTGTAGTCCATACGAACTTGTGTTTGTATCTGAGTTTGATGGTTATGATCTTGGTGGTGGAAGAGACTTATGGTACATTACAAAAAGAGGCCGTGAGTCATTTGACTACGACAGTGATGATGCAATCATTAGAACTTTAAGAAGCATTCCTAAGTTTGGAAAAGTTGTAAACGATTTCAAATATTATCAGTTCCGACCTATTGCGTCGCCTACAGAAAGAATAATCAAAGAAGTTGTTTCTGATTACTCTTTTGATAAGTTTGCAATATCGCAGCACACTTTCAATATCAAGCCTACAGAGTACAGAGATTACTCTAAAGATTTGATTGCAAACATCAGAGGCAACAGACCAAAGTTGCATTCAATTTGGCAGTTCAGAAAAATGCTTCGTGATTATCGGAAGTATGCAATCAAACTTATGGACGATGAACATCTTTATGATGAAGCTTTGGAACTTGAAGATGTCGAAAGATTTAAAAAGTTTGATGAGATAACTCAGAAAGAAGTTTACGACAAAATGTTTGAAAAATTAAAAGAGATTGCTCGGTTCTTTGCGGACCACAATCAAGAATGGTATGATTAAAATACGGAGGTTTATAGATGCGTGATTTAGCTTCAATTTGCACAATCGAGAAAGTTTGGCCACTTGACGGCAAGGACAAAGTTCAAGGCGCTTCAATGGTTGAAAACTCTTATGAGGCAATGGTATCAAAAGATATTCAGCCTGGGCAGCTTGTTGCATTTATTCAGGAAGGTTCAATTCTTCCAGTAAAAGACAATTGGGAATGGCTCCGTAAGCGTTGTTTCAAAGAGTCAGTAAATGGTTTTGTTATTAAGCCAATGAAGTTTGCTTCAATCAAGTCTTGGGGTTTGATTGTTCCACTTGCTGAACTCGGTCTTGACGAAAAAGTTTGGAAAAAGTTTAAGGCAGGCGATGACATTACTGATGTCCTTGAAATCCGTAAGTATGAGCCTGAGGAAGATGCATCACCAACAAAAGGTGAGTCAAAGAAAGCTTATCCTAAGTGGGTTAAGTTCTGTCTTTCACATTCACTTACTCGTTGGATTGGTCGTATTTGGCAGAAGAATCATCAGAACTCTGCAGGCGGCTTCCCTTCAAGTTTGATTTCAAAATCAGATGAAACAACAATCCAGAATATGAAGGGAACTCTTACAAAGTATGCTGACGAATTGGTTTACACAACTGCAAAGATGGAAGGACAGTCTTTCACTGTTGTTCCTGTTTTCAAAGGAAAGAAGCTTATAGGCGCTTATCCTTGTTCTCGTAATAACGCTTACACAGTTCCTGACAATTCAATCTTCTGGGAAATGATGCGTAAGAAGGACATCATCAACAAGATGAAGCAGATTTACAAAAAGACTGGTAATGCTTACATTTTCCAAGGTGAACAGGTTGGTCCAACAATTCAGCAGAACATTTACAACTTTGCTGAAAACGATTGGTATGTTTTCACTGTAAAGGATTACAACACAGGTAAGCAGCTTCCACCTGAAGAGGCTATCAAAGTTGCAACTGCTGACTTCGGTCTTCACTTCGTTCCTGTTATTCAGTCAAATGTTAAACTTAAAGATATTATGCCTGATGTAAATGCTGCAGTTGCTTACGCAGAAAAGGCTGCTTGGAAAATGGTTTCAGGTTGTCAGAATCTTCTTTACGAAGTTCAGCCAAAGGACAAGATTTGGGTTGATTACTTGCAGCACGAAGGTGTTGTAGTTCGTACAATGAATTACGATAAGGACAGCAACATCGGTTGTTCTTTCAAGGTTAAGAACTCTGATTATGCTGATAAGGGTCTTGGTGAAATTGCAAAACTTGCCCGTAAGTAAAAAAGTATAAAAATCTATAAAGGATTTCAAAAGTTATAAAGGATAGGCTTCGGTCTATCCTTTTTTGTGTTAATATTATTGAAAGAGGTTTTTATGGATATAAAAATTAAAAACAAAGATGGTGTCACAACAGTTGTATTTGAAAACTCAAACAGAGAGTTCAAGTTTGCTGATGCTGATACAAAAGATGAAATTTCAACAAAAGAAAAGATGTCCTTTATGGACGTAATTAAATCACTTTATATGGCAGGCAAGAAAGACGATTGCTTGTTTGTGGAGAAGGAATAATATGGCAAAATCAAAAGAAGATTGGGACGAAGAGCAGGAAGAAAAAGAACAGGCTTGGTCTGACGAAGAACTTGCAAAAGTTCCAAAGTCTCCTAAAAGATTTGAAGTTTGGGTGGAAGACCGCTATGTAATTACTGAAGTTGAGCCTGGGCTTAAACAGAAAGTTAAAGATAACAATTGGTGCTGCCTCTCAGGAAATGGCGAACGCTGTATGTGTAAGGATTTCTATACACGCGATGCTGAAGGTCCTTGTAAATGTGGCATTTACAAAAAGACTCTCCGCGATGAAAAGTCATTTTTGAAAATGAGAAAAGCAACTTTCAAAAGAGGTGAATAATGGCTGAAGGTAGACGTATCATTAAAGAAGAGCCTATCGAAGAAAAGCCAAAACCTTTATATGAAAGAGCTGATGATGGTCTTGATTTTGATGATACTGCAATAACATCAAACACTGAAATTGGCGGCGCGATGTCAGAAGCAGAAAACCAATTCATTGAGTTTGTATCAAAGCAAGTTGCAAAGATGGACCAAAAGCTTCTCTTTGATGGCAATACATCGCCACCTCTTCCATTGATTGACCGCGCCATTATGCAGCACGAACACGTAATGCTTGCGCTTACTGCTTTGTATGAACAAGCAAGATGGAAGTGGAACTCTGCAAAGCAAGCTTTTGCTGAATGGGAAGCTGTAAAGTTTTTGGAAGTTCGAAAAGATGTAAACAAAGCAAGTGAGTCTGCAGCAAAGTGGTATAAGAAAGAAGAGATTGACAAGATGGTTATTGTCAGATACAGAAAAGAATATGCTGCTTTGCAAGCTCAGATTCAATTGGCTGATGCCAAAGTTTCTTTGTTCCGCCGTCTTATTGAAAGCTGGAATCAGTATGCTTTCCAACTTGGTCAGTTGTCAAGAAACGGTATTGCAGAAAAGAACTCTTCTGATATGACTGACAAGTATGAAGACCCTGATGACCCAACATCACTTGCACAACAGGCGATGTCAGAAATGACAAATCATTAGGCTTACAATTTGTGTTAATATACTAATTGGTTATAAGGAATGGTTGAAAAACATTCTTTATTTCCAATTTGCAACTATGCGCCGCAAGGCGATAGAATTTATATTTATAAGGGAGACGTACCAATGGGTAGTTTCGATGAATTATTTGACGCTGCTCTTGCAATTCCAGCAGAGATTTGCAGAGTAATGCAGGAAGGCAACCTTCCAGAAGGGTCTCGTGTTTACCGCAGAGACATATTAGACGCTAAAGGAAATAAGGTCGGCGAGAAAGTTGTTCGTACCTATTCCTATGGCCGTAATCGTCCATCAAAAGAAGACGTTCGTGCTTCTTTCCCACCTGTAAACATTTACACAGACAATGAAGGCAGAAAGACCTTCGAGTTTGCTTGTGCAGGCTATGATCCAAAAAACATTTCTTTTGAAATCAACAAAGACGATTCTGATTACATTGACCTTGTTCTTTCAAGTGGCGTAAAGGTTGAAGAACCTGAAGACGACAAGAAAAAGAAAAAGGACAAAGAAGAAGATGACGTTCAGGTTGAAAGTAGAGCTTACAATGTTGAAGGATTCAGAGTAAAGGACACTCGCGTTCCATTCTATGTTGATACATCAAAGTTCAACATTGAAGAACCAAGCGTTGAGTTTGAAAACGGCGTAGTTCGTATCACATTTGAGCCAAAGAAGATAAACTTCAATCCTAAGTTCAAATAACGATATTTTCTGGAGGTTTTAAGAAGGAGTTGCGGAGTGCAGCTCCTTTTGTGTTAATATTGATATTGGAGGTCCATATATGGAATTAAATCAAGAGCTTATTGATGAAATGATACAGAAGCATCTTGGAGAGGAAAACAATCCTCTTACAGGAAAAACTTTTGCTGAAATTCAGGAAATGGCCGAAAAAGAGTTGGCAGATGAAGATCGTTGAAATTTTCCGTTTTGATTTTTCAGAAAAGAAAGACTCTGAAAAGAAGTTAAATAAATTGTTTGAAAAGTACGGCTTTCCAAACTTACAGGTTGATTTGCAGAACGATTATGATGGTTTGTGGCAGGTTGTAAATAAAAGATCTCGCCGCGTTTTGTTTGAAGCATTTCATTCTGCTTTTGTTATTTTCCATAAAGAAGATGACGAGATAAAGGTTTCTTTTACTTATGAGGTTAATGTTGACCCAAGTAAATGTATTACATTCTGCGATAAGATAAAGAAGGAAGAAGATGAATTACAAACAAATTAAAGACTTCCTTAGCACTGTTAAGTACCACAAATACTGGACAAGCGGCGGTGTAAAAGGCGGTTTTGATGAACACGAAGACATTTCAATGGACCAAAACTTTAATCTTATTGAATGTATGGACTCAAGAAAAGAGTTTGTTGTAAAAGACAACGATATTGATTTTCTTAAAGCTCTTATGCCTGAAAGATTCATCACAAAAGATTCAATCAACTTCTTTTATAAAGGTTTGTTCTGGACGCTTTCTTTGAAAGACCATATTTGTAAACCTAGTGAAGAAGAACCCGATGATGTTCAAGTTTTCGATATTCAAAGAAGTGGCCTTGATATGTTTGCAGCTCGTGTCGGTATGGCAGTAAAACAAATGGAGATGGCTGTAAGAGAATACGAAAGCAATTGCAATTATTATTCTTGGCATTATGGTGTAGTTCAGAAAGTTGATTGCTCTGATAAGTACGACCATTCATATTCTTTGACAAAAGAAGAGACTAAGAAAGTTGATGAATGGACTGCAAAGCATATGAAAAAGCATCACAAGGATTGGTATAAACAATATCACGGTGCTTCTCCTGTGTGGCCGTTTGAAATTAGATTTGGTTCTTGTTCTCTTGGCACTTGGGCTGATTGCGATTGTACTATTTGTAAAAAAGAATATAACATTGCACTTCACGAGTTTGAGGACTCTAAGGCAGCTGAGAAAATTAAAAAGGATATGTCTTATCAGATAAGAGGGATTGGTTAATGTGGTTAGGTAAAGACGACGACAATGATGATTATGAAAACTATGTTGCATCTCATTCAAACAAAGAAACAAAAGCTGTTCGTGATTTCGTTTCGTTAGAGCATTACAATCTCGATGAAGATGATGAGTTAATTGATATAAACGGTGACCCTTGTGATTGGGATGATATTACTGAATTATTCAAAGCTTACAAAGTAAAGAAGTGTATGTGTCCTACAAGAGTTGCTGATAAACTTCTTGATATTTGGCCGGAAATATTTGACGGCGTTGAATTAGATTTGAGGTAATAAATGATTGAAAGAGTTTTAGTTATTGAGAAACACAGTTGTGGAGTTTATGTTCGTGCTGATGTTTTGAAACGTTTTGGATTTGATGATGCAACATTGTCAAAGCTAATTGATAACGGAGATGAATATGAACACGAAGGAAAAAAGTACTGCTTCGACATCCCAGACGAAAGAGCCTACAGTTGATGAAAAGAAGTTGAGTGCCTATTCTTTAGCACTTTGTAAAGAAATCAAAAAAGTATTTCCTTACATCAGTAATGCTAAAGTTGCAAAAGGTTTAGCAAAGGCACTCACTGATTATTTAACTGCATATAAAAAACTTGGAGGAAAATTGTAATGAGTAAACTCTCAGAAAGATGCAAAGAATTGAAAGCAGGTGAAGTAAAGATTTCAAAAATGCAGTGGGAGAACATTAAGACAAAATGTGCACAGGCAATTCTTGACCTTGAATTTGATGTTATCTCTTATGATGACACTTTTGCTGTTTTGGCAATCAAACCTGCTATTTATGAACATCTTATTTTCAATGTAAGAATTAACATTAAGTCAAGAACAACTCCTTATGAAATCTGGGCATCAACAGATCTTCATACACACGAGGAACTTGCTGCAGGAAAATCAGAAAGTGCCGTTTATGCTGCACAATCTAATTTGAGCACAAAAGACGAAGAGGTCGATATTGGTGAACTTAAGTATTATCTTGAGCAGACTTGCAAAGATAGCGTAAAAACACCAAAGAGTCCTGTAAAGCCTGCCGTTTCAAAATTAAATGAGGAAATTGATAAAGGATTTAAAAATGACCGAAGAGCCCCACTTGGAGGTGAGACTCTCGAAAATGATATTGCCTTTAATGATTATCTTCACAAGAAGTTTAATGGTTTAGTGTAAAGCCATTGATTTCATCAAATCATAACATTTCTTCTTTTCGCCTTCATAGGTCCTTTCCAATTCTTTGGTTGGGTCCCAGGCGTGAAGAGGTACATATACGTTATCGTGTTCATCAAGCAAAGAAACATTTGCCGCGATACAATCAGTCAAGTCTTTTGCAAAATATCCAACTTTACTAAAGTTCCAACTTGTTTCATTATAAACTGACCCTGGGAGACAATATTCATCAGTGTAAACATTATCTCCATTCATATGATCTATCTTCATTGTACCTGAAGTCTTTCTCTTTACCATTTGCAAAGACAACAAGTTGTTCTTTACCATAATTGACTTACCGCAGTAATATCTTTTGTGAATAACATAGTCAACTAATGACAAGTAAGGTGAATTGTTTTTATCAACTGAAATATATTCAACTTCAAGTCCTGCTCTTTCAAGCGCCTGCATCATAGCTTTTGATTGGAAAGAGTCGAATGAAACGTGGCGAATATTCATATTGCCAAGACGTATCAAATCCAAAATAAAGAACTTGAAAGCATCAAGGTTGATTGCACCCGTCTTAGGAATTACAGGTACAACTAAGTCAGTGACATAAACCTTTAATGGGTTGCCTTGAGAGTCTAAACGAACTGGGTCTCTTTCAACGTGGCTTATTGAGATACCCGCAGTATCGCCCGACACAGCCAAGTCGATTGATGCAACACGAGGCAAGGCAGGTTCATAATAAAAATGGTACTTACCAAGAATCTTATGGAAGAACTTATCTTTGACTTGGTTCCAAATCAAATGTTCAGGTTCATCTTCTGCCTTAGCAATAATTGTTGAATAAATGTTTTTAAGATTATTATCGAAAGTATGATCTATCCAATCTTTGTTGTAAATCAAACGGTCAGCAGCACCTGAAGGAATACCACACTGGTCTCTTAAGAAGTTGATTGGAGACTCTTCAGCGTTGTCTTTCATTGACTTAACACCTGATGCTGTAATTTGCAAAGTAGGTGCCCATTCAATATCTACAGGCTGATAAGTTTCAAGCTCTGCTGCAGTTTCAACAACTTTAGGAGGTTGTCCATCACCACCCTTAAATACTGGGAAGGCGTGAACAAAGTCCTTTTTCAAGTTCATAGGTTGCTTCCAATCTGTTCGAGGTGTTTCCCAAGCCTGTGGGAATTCATCTGGGAAGAACTTCCATCTTTCACCTGAAATAATCAAGTTCTCTTTATTCTTCTTTGTTTTGTTATCCCAAATCCAAGCATCGATTGGAGACTCCAAAGAGTTAGGCTGAGAGTCGATTATAAAGCGTCCGTAATAATTACCTTTCATACGAGAGTCAATTCTTTTACGAAGCTTTGTAAAGAATGTATAAATCTTTTCGTCAGACCAACCGTTTTCAGAGAACATTGTCAACTCAGAGATAACTGCTGAAATAATGTTCTGTCCCAAGATTGAGCCAGCACCGTTGATAATTTTATAGTTTACACCGTTTTGAAATGAAAGACAAGAAGTAGGAGAAGAAGTAGTCCAGTGCAAACATTCTGCAACCTCTTCTGCTGATGCTTCAGTCAAGTCTTGGTGTGTACGAACTCTTTTGAAGTAAGGTGAACATTCAAGAATCTGAACGAAAGGTTCAAGCAACAATTCGGAAGCTTTCTTCTGATTCCAACCGCCCATACATTGTGTAAAGATTGATGAAGGCGCCATACCAAAGAAACGATATGGGTGCCACATCAAAGCATAGTGAATTGAAATATACAATTGCGCAAGTGTTGAGAATGTTGATTTACCTGCACCAATGTGTTGTGTAAGTACCAATGTTCTGTAAGGTTTAAGTGGGTCGAAGAAGTCTGCAAAAACATCTTTTACCCAAGGGTGCAAAGAGTTAGCTTGGTCACCAATATATTTTTCTGAAATAAATTCTTCAGGTGTAGGTGGCTTTGCCTTAAAGTTCAACATCCAAGCATTATGCATCAAATCAACTTTTGCCACATTTGACATTTGATTTGTTTTTATAAGCCATTCAATTGCTGCTTTGATTGCAGGGAAGTTGAGTGTTGTAAACTCTTTTCTTTCTCTTGCTTTTGTATCTCCCGCAACAACTGCAGTAATAATATCGCCGATGCTTGCTAATGCTTCAGTATATTCTGAGTCCAAAGAACAACCGTTTTCGTGGAGTTGTTTATTCAAAATAGGAACTTCATTTATTGGGTGTTCTTTTTTGTATTTATCTTCCTCTTCAGTCTGTTCAACTTGAATAGACCACGGATTTGCAGCTTGTCCATCAGGTACATCTTCTCCGTTCAAAAATGCTTTCTTTTGAGCTGCTGTAAGTTTTGGTTCTTCAGGTTCTTCGTAAGCTTTGTCTTTCTTATCGAAAAACTCTTCGCCAAGTTTGAGTAAATCTGACATACATCCCCCTTATGATTTACAATCCGCCTCTCATAACAGAGAGCGCAAGGTTAGATGCCTGCTTTTCCCACTTTTCGATTACTTTTTGCTCGAGTGTATCGGCTCTTGAATTATACAATGAAAAGTCGATTGCACCTGGGACGTCAGATTTTACCAATGCTCTTAACATACCTAAGTTGCGAAGAATTGCTGCTTTTCCGAGATTACGGAAATCAGTTCTGATTGAGAATTTTATATCATCAAAGTCATAAGAACAACAAAGCCACTTAACATTTACTGAGCCGCCTACTGTTGAATATCCAATGCAGTACTTCTTTCCGTCCTCTTTAACTGTACGGACGTGTTCTCTTCTGAAATAGTTTACATAACCTTGTTGTGCTGCTCTCATATTCATATTTGCATCTGCTTGTTGCAATCCAACAAACCCAGGGACTGGCTTACGATATGAAACACCACGGCCGAAACTTCCGCCTGTCATCATACCGCCACCGTACATCATTTGTTCACGATACAAAGAGAATGCACCGCGGAACTCAGAACCGCCACCTGCACCTAATACATAATATGGTACTGCAGCATAAGCGTTAGGAGGGAACTCTTTTTTGAACTCTGCTCCTCCGCCCATCTGTCCGACAACTTCTTCTTTTATAATTGGGAAAAATCCAAAGTAAGTATCAAAAACTGGTTTTAAGCAATATTTTTTAATTGCATTTGCAGTGTATTCAAGTTCATCAATTCTCAAGAAAGGTACACCTACTTCGGTAAGCATAATACCTAATTGCTCATCATCTATAACAACACCGCCGTCATCGTTACCTGAAATATCCAAGTCTTCGTTTACTGGGACATCTGCAAGTGCATCGACGTCTTCTTTCTTTAATAATAATTTGAAAAATGGGGACTGAACACCTTGGAAAGAACCGATGAAACAAGTATCAATATCTTCAATTTCATACTCGTCCCAATCAATGCAAGGCCATACATCATTGTCCACCTCGTAATCAGTTAAACAATATATAAGAGCGCCATTAAGAGGCTTTCCTTCTGAGCAAGATACTTGAAAGATGTTATCTTTAATATAACGACGAGTCATCTTGGATGCAATCATTGTTCCTTGCAAAACCCAAGTGTCACGAATAATGTCGTTTCTGTTTCCGACCAAAGATAACAAATAATCTACATTACTAACCATAAAAAATTAGTAACGAACAACGTTTGCAATCTTTGCCTTAAACCATTCGCCGTGTTTTGTGCAGCATACGCAGGTACAATCATCTTTGAAAACTTCATTAGGCATCTTATAAATTTCAATTTCATTTATAAAGCCTTCAAGATAAATACCTGACCTGCCTTTGATAAGATTATTTGATTTATATGGTGCTAATAATTTTAGATAACTTGAAACAGCAGGTGGGACATAAATCTCTTTCAAGTCTTGAGATAATAAAAGTGGGTAAAAAATATTGTTGATGTCGTTAATCATTTCGTGAGGTGTTGTCTTATCATTAAGACCTGCATCAACTTCCCATTCATAATCTTTACCCTTTACATTAAGTTTGAGTTCCAATGCTTTTTGAAGATAAGCGTCATTTTGGGATTGATAGGTTTGCATCAAACTTGCAAACTGTGGGCTTGCAACAATTGAAGATACTCCGCCTCGAGATGAAGCGCCCGACATAATAGAGGACATATGATTTATTGTATCAACAAGTGTACTATTATCCGAGCCCAATCTTAACCCTCGTATAAACGGTTTCTTATCTCAAGCATAACATAATCAATAAGCTTTTCGATTTTGTAATTCTTTGCCCACTTATCCAAAAACATTTTCTTTGCGTGTCTGTTTTTAGGATGTCTCATACAGAGAACAATATACAAACGAACAATGTTTCTTATATACTCTCTGTTTTCACAATCAAGTGTATCATCAAGTTCTTCAAGGATTTCATCAATAATCTCATAAGAGCTTCTTTGACAAATTGCATCTTCAGGAGAATACACAGGGCCTTCGGCAGCAATTAAGTCTTCAAGAGTTGCCTTACCGTCATCGGAAATTTCCAAGGATAATGAAATAGGTTCTCCGCCCTTCTTTTTTGGATTTTTGTCTTTGTAAAGAACTTCAACAATTTTCCATTTCATCATACCTGCAAAAGAGGTACCAACTTCGAAGTCAGGTCTTGTCAAATACTGAGACATAAAAGCAAGTGTTGCTGAAGTTGTTCTGTCATCAACAATCTCAGGATCTTTATAACCTTCTGCTTTCTTTTGGATTCTTTGAAGAATTAAAGACTTCATATAAGACCAACAAATACCAAACATTTTCTGCCATATAGCTTGGTCTCTTGTTTTCAAGTATTCTGCCTGTAATGTTAAAAGTTCTTGTTCTGTCTCAGGCTTGTTTTCAAACTCGCCATAAAATACGCCTTCAAATCTATCTGGGTCATACTCAAAACTTGCGTCTTCGTTTAAGTAATGTTTAATATCAAAATCTACCATAAATGTATATTAACACAAAAAAGGAGTCGGCTTTAACCGACTCCCTTATATTTAAATCTTCAAGAGATTAAAGGTCTGTGTCAGCAACAACTTTTGAAGTTACGAGCTTGAAGTCTCCAACTTCGAATGTCACACCTACACCGTGCTCCTGATCTTCAGCGAATGGAGAAACAAGAACTTTTGCAGTTGAGCCATCAACAAGCTTGCTTAAATAATCTGCAATCAAAATTGATGCAAGGCGGAATGAGAAGTCTCCAACTGTTCCTGTTGTTCCGATTGACTCTACAGGAAGGTCAGTATCAACTTCTGCACACATATTGTTGTAGCGCATATTCAAAGCATTCTCTGCGGCAACATAATAGAATTCAATTGTCTTCCAACGCCACTGTGAAGCAGGGAATACGCCATCAAACATCTGCATTTTTGTAAGCAAAGTTTTAATGTCAACATCAAATGCAAGAGATGTTGCTGGGTCTGGAGCAATCTGTGCAAGAACTGATGCTTCAGGGTATTCACACAATGTCTGAGGAGCAGCAATTACGGCTCTGAAGTTGATGTTTGGTACATCAATATAAATGTACTGTTCACAATCAGAATATGTGATGTTGAAGTTTCCTGAGAGCTTGTGAATTGCAGAAAGCAATCCGAAGATCGACTGTGGGATGAAAACTTTGTCGCCTTTTGTCAATGTATCAGCAACTTTCTTGTCGATAATTGAGAATGCTTGGTCACAATAAAGGATGTGATTGTTTTCAAGGCTCAAACCTGATACACGGTCTGTACCAATCATTGAAATAAACTTACCAACTGTTTCGAGGAATGAAACAACCTCATTTGTGATAAGAGCAAATGATGGGTCAGTTGCAACAAACTTTTCTGCTTTCTTTGTATCAATTGCAGCAAAAGCTTCATCGAATTCTGCGTCATCAAGTACATCAAAAAGATTTACGGAAATCTTTGACTTACCTGCAGAAACTGAAATCTTGTTTGCACCTACATCGGCTGTGACTTCATCGTTTCCTGAAGCAGCGGCAACTTTTTCCATTGCCTGAATCATCTGATTTACATCAACATTAAAATATCCCTTTTCACTAGGATCTTTTGAAACGGCAGTTACGTTTACGGAAAATGTTACGGCATTTCCGCTGCCGTAAATTGAACAAGACAAGCTGTCGTTGTCAACTTTGAACATAAAGTGAGATGCTTTAATTGAAACATCAGAGATTACCTGTGATGTCTTTACCAAAGTATTCAACTTTGAAAGTTCAGCTTTAGAAATTGTAAATTTCATCTTAACCTCTTGAAAATATATTTTATTTTATATTAACCGTGCCGTGTTATTTGCAACGGAATATTATTTATTTTTGAGCAATCTTCTGAAACTGAAACACCCTTAAAAGCGTCCATTTGACCGTTTCCCAATCCTATAAGTAAAAGGCCTTCAATTGTATCATAAAACAATTCACCTCGAGATAACGGTCCGTCTTTTTCAATACGCTTTCCTATATCACCGTGGGCAATAATCAGCTTAAACATATAATTAAATTAACAAAAGTTCAAAACTGCGAATTTTTGAACTATAATGGAGGGAATAAAAAAGAGAGAAAAGATTAAATTTATTTAAACTTCTATCGACTTCTTTTTATATTATTATTGTAATAACAAATCAACAAGGAGTATGATTATGGAAAAGGCAGTTGCATCGAAAATTCACGAAGAAATCAACGAAGCAGTAAATGAGGTACTTAAAAAGTACGGTTTCACTCTTGCACCAAGCAGTATGCGTTATGGTGATTATGACTTGTCAATGACACTTAAGGCAAAGGCAGTCAATGAAAACGGAAAGAAGGAAATCAACCCACGCATTCAGATGTGGGCAAAGAATGACCTTGCTTCGAATGACGCAAGATGGAACGATGTTCCTAAGGAAGATATTTTCAGCAAGAAGTGGTTTGTTTCGGGACTTGGCTACTGCACAATTGAAGATTACAATACTCGCCGCCGCAAGTATCCGTTTGATGTAAGAGCAGAAGACGGAAAGGGTTGGAGAGTAACAGCTCGTTCAATTAAGTTCGAACACTAAGAATAAATCAGTCAGTTAGAGAGCGGGCTTCGGTCCGCTCTTTGGTTAATATAAATATCAAAAAGGAGACTCTTGTGGGATATAATGGGTATCTAACAGGCTACATTTTTGGCTGCGGTTCAATGGTTTTGGTAAATGCTTTTGAAGGAACAGGTTGGTTGCAAATTGTTGCTCTTGTTCTTTGGTGTACAATTGGTTCAAGTGTGAATTCTTGGTTAAAGAAACATTATGCATAAGAAAATCAAATATCGAAAACTCGTAAGAGATAAAATTCCCAAAAAACTTGTAAAAGATGATGATGTACTTCGTTATTCTTTGAAGCCTATTGATATGTTTGAGCTCCCAAGTGTTTTTGCAGATAAAGTTATTGAAGAGGCAGATGAAGTTGCAAAAGCTTTAGTTGATTATACTACTGAAGCGCATAGCTTTACTGCTGTTTGGGAAAAAGAAGAAGAACTTAAATCAAAACTTGTTGAAGAAATTGGCGACTTACTTGATGTTGTTGATGCTGTTCGTAAGAAGTACGATATTAAAAAAGAAGATATAAAAGCAGCCCGCAAAGAAAAGAACAAAAAGAATGGCGGCTTCACAAAAGAATATTTCCTTGATTGGGTTGAAAGGAAGGTACAATGGAAATCGAAATGAAAGCAAAAATCTCTGATGAGATTGCAAAAATTTGTGTAGATAATAAAGTTGATTTTTACCATATCACAAGAGGCGGCGGTTGGGAAGGCCTTTTCAAAAAGGATGTTTTTTATTCATTCAACGGCGACGCTCCTCTTAAACCTAAAAACATTGTTCGTGAAAGAACTGAAGCAAAGATTACAGAAGGTGAGTTCCTTGATATTATTCACGGCGGCTATATTCAAATCGGCGAAATGAAAAACTTCATTACAGTCAAAAGAAAGAACACTGATTGCAACGGTGTTGAAATGAATGAAGAATACGAAGGCGAAGTATCAGAAGATGCTGCTTGTGCTTTCCGTCACGCAATGGCTGCTGCAAACTTTAAGCCTTATTTCAGCAAAAACAAAAACTCAGTTTCCTTTTATGTTCAAGGCGACAAAATGAAACACGAGCTTCATTGTGAAATTGTTAATGTAAGTGGCGCAGGCCCATTCCTTGAAATTGAAACAGTCGTTTCTGATGATGCAGATGATAATGAAAAGCATCAAGCACAGTCCGAAATTGAACAATATTTTTGGTGTCTCGGTATCAAAGAATTTGATAAAAGAGATTGGCCTACAATTATAAAAGAGGATGCCTAATGACAGAAACAAAATCACTTACTTCATTTTTTGATGAAAGCGTTTGGAGTACCTCAAAAATGATTAAGCTCGATGATATTCGTAGTTGGGCAAAAGGACATCATCTTAAAGAAGATGCGCAACTTACTGATAAAGAATGGGATGAGATAATGGTCCGCGCCATTCCACAAATTTATGAATGTATTGATAAAGAAGTTGTCAGTAAAGAACTTGTTGAAGCATTCCCTTTTGAAGTTTATCGTGACCTTGGGACTAAAGATGTTTTAATCAATTATCGTCCTACAGCAATTAACAACAATTGGAACTTCTTATTCAGAGCGCATTGTGATGTCGGCGCGGTAATTGAAATTTTGGAAAACTTTGAAATCACTATTGAAAACTTTTACAAGTACAATAAGTTGGATGAAAACACCAAAACACTTTTATCAAATTATGCAACAGAACACAGTCTTCCTATCATTATGAAGAATAATGAATGGATAAGACATTACAATATTTGTCTTGCAAAAGATGTAATTAAAAAAGACGAAGAAGCCGAATCTGAAGAAGAAAAGAAAGAGCCTGAAAAGCCAAGAATTGACCCAAACTTGAAAATGAAAGTTGAAAGTGTTATGGACATTGTTGGTATTGCTGCGGAATTCGATTGGGAAGGCGTGTTCGACCTTGAGAGAAAGCAAGGCTATTTTGATGATGTTGATTGTACTGACCTTGAAGAAAAGAGATACGCAATTGAAGAGTTCCGTGATAAGTCTTTAGAGAATATAATTCATTTTGTTCTTAATTGTGAAAGAGAAGGACATAAAGATCGATTTGAAGAATTTTGGCATTCTTTAAGAGTCGAGTATTATGACGGAAAAGTGATGCTCCGTTATCAGCCAATAGTATATGATAACTATGATTGATTTGATTAGAGGACTTGTGTGTATTCTTCTTGCAGGCTGCATAGTATCAGCTTTGCTTGTTGTTATAATTGTTATTGGTTGGCTGATACAAGATTATCAAGCAGAAAAGAGGAGACCTAATGGAAACAAAGTTGACAACAAACGCAAAAGGGAATGAGTATGTTGAGTACAAATTGGAAGAAGACCCATTCTTCTTTTGTAAGTATGGGTATATCTTTTCAGCGCCTGAACATAATCTTTATTTGAAATGTTGTGACCTCGATATGGAAAACCCTTGTAAAGGTTGCCCTAAATTTGAAAAGAAAAGTTAATATTTATTTAGGCCTATTACTGACAGCTTGTACTGTCAAAAGGAGATGAATATGAGTAAATGGACAGGAAAGTCAGATTTCTGTGATTGGTGTGAAATGCACAACAACCCAAAAGAAATCGTTGAAAAAGCAAAAGTGTATATGGGAGACGCAAGAGTCGCAATCAATAATGAACGCGACTTAATACCATATTACACACATCTTACTGCGTCAATTGCAACAAATCCACAAGGGCAATCAATTCATCTTGCAAGACATAGTTGGATTGATGATGAAGAAAAACAGTTCCTCTCAACAAAAGTTATCGAAGCAATTCAGTGGGCTCGCAAAGCCAAAAAGAATAAAGAAAAGTTTGATTTCAATTTTTGCAAAAAGCAGAAAAATTATTGGGGTGATAATGATGCAATTTGGAAAGCCATTATTGCTCGTATCAATGAAAAGCCTGAAGTAATGAAGTTCCATATTGATAAGGACTTCCGCAAAGCTTGTTGGTTTTTCGAAGAATACGTTATCCCACATTTCTTTTACGGCATTCACGATGCTATGCATACTCGTTATCGTGAGCAGTTTGTAAAGTACTGTTCTGAAAACGGTTATTGTGCTTTCTCAATCAATTTTGAGACAGGTGAATGGGGTTATCAAAATCAAGGTGAATGGCATCCTGTTATTCGTGATATGTGTTTTGCTATTGCCGATTACCACAAAATGGAGAAGGAATTCAAATGACAGAAAGCGAAGTAAGACTATTAGATGTTTATGAAATTGATTGGTGTTTTAATTGTGCAGTTCAAGGCTGTAAAACCGATAAGCAGAAAATGTTTGCTTGGATTGTTGTCAACCTTGCTCGCTCAATGGACCTTGGTAATTTCTTATTAAGTAATGGGCATCTTGAGTTCAGGTTTAACACAATAGATTTTGAAGAGAATGAAGCAATCAAAAAGTTCTTGCACAATAAAAAGTATTGGGGCTTTTTGAAGGAAATCTGTTATAATCATATTATAACACATCATCATCTTGACAATCGAGAACAGGTAATTGCAGCAAACAATCCAAAAATTACTTTCTTAAATGAATGTAAAAACATTGTATGCTTGGAGTATAAATTATGAATTATTGGCAGAAAGAAAAACTAAAGAAAATTTTCAAATGTATTGCTGATGCGTATCTTGAAATTGATAAAGCAACAGACGACCGCGAAGCAGATATTGAGTTTGTGTTCGGTACACCTACAAATCCTACTTGGGCTGAAGAAGACCATATTCATTTGAAAAGTGGTATGGTTGCAAATATTGAACTTTTGGAAAGCGGAGCGTTTACTTTTGCTCCTGAACACTGGCGCAATACCTTCGGTGAACAGATTTACGGAGTTTATTCACCAAGATATTGGGATGAAAAGAAAAGAAACAAGCTTCGTAATTCAATTAAGTTTGAATGGTTTGAAGGTAAGTTTCAGTGGACTTGTAAAGTAGGCTTTGGTAATTCTTATTACATCAATGATGCAGGACACTATCCTCACGAAGTTGCAAGAGAAGTTCTTTATTGGATGATTGAACACTTCAATGTTGGAAACGTTCGACAGAAAACATTTGCACTTAATGTAAAAAGACGATTAAGAGAATTTGGCCTTGCCTTGAATGAATCTTATTATCAGACAAAACCATTGAAAGAACCAAGTGATGACGACAAGGCAACTGATTATGTTGCCGAAGCAACTTATGCAATGATTGATGAGGGAACAGAATGCACATCGGAGGAATAGTCGAAGACGACATCGTTGATTGCGACTCAGGCGTTGCGGTATCTTTATTCACTGCAGGATGCCCACACAAATGTAAAGGATGCCATAATGCAAACTTATGGGATTACAATTTTGGAGAAGATGAGAATATTATCGACATCATCGACAGAATTGTGTATCTTATAGGAAAGAATGATATTGAACGCAACTTTTCGGTTTTG